CGTTCTCCCAAGCCTTTTCAGGAAAAGCATATTTATCTTAAGGAGATAATGTAAATGGCCCGTAAGTTTTTAACCCCGATTGATTTAAACAAATTAGAATTACAAAATGCAAGAATACAAAACTTAGCGACCGCTCCAGCATCTCCCGTAGTTGGTCAAGTTTATTTTGACACAGTATTATTATATCTACGTACATGGAATGGCACTGCATGGATTAATGCAAGTCAAGGTTCTCAAGGAACTACTGGAGCACAAGGTACACAAGGTACCCTTGGTGCACAGGGAACTCTTGGAACACAAGGTGCGGTAGGTAGTCAAGGTACTGTTGGTTCACAAGGAGCAGTTGGCTCACAAGGTACAGTAGGTTCCCAAGGAACTGCTGGTGCACAAGGTTTAAACGGTTCTAATGGTGCTCAAGGTACACAAGGTACCTTAGGTGCACAAGGTGCTGTAGGTTCTCAAGGAACTCAGGGAACTCTAGGTTCACAAGGTACTCAAGGAACTTTAGGTTCACAAGGTACACAAGGAACTTTAGGCGCACAAGGTACTCAAGGAACATTAGGTGCTCAAGGTCTTGACGGAACTCAAGGTACTCAAGGTACTGAAGGTTCATTTGGTGGTATTACAGTTGAATATACCTTCAGTACTAGCACAACTATGTCAGACCCAGGCGATAATTTTGCTCGTTTCAATAATGCTGCATTAACCGCAGCGACCAGTCTTGCATTAGACATTAACCCTTCTGATGGTAACTACGATGTCTCTAACTTCTTACAAACTATTGATGATTCAACATCTACTATTAAGGGTCACGTAAAAGTATCTAAGAAAAATAATACTTCTGTTTTTGCTCTTTATACAATTGCTAGTGTTGCTGATCAAACAGGTTGGTTTACTGTTGGCGTTGCTTATGTTTCTGGTAACGGAACCTTTAGCAATAACGATGAACTTCTATTTACATTTGCTCGTACTGGTGATGTCGGTGCTCAAGGAACCCAGGGAACAACTGGTTCTCAAGGCGTACAAGGAACATTAGGTTCACAAGGAACTCAAGGTACCCTTGGATCTCAAGGTACTGTTGGATCTCAAGGAACTCAAGGTACTGTTGGTTCTCAAGGTACAGTTGGCTCACAAGGAACTGTTGGTAGCCAAGGTACTCTTGGTGCACAAGGTGCAGTTGGTTCACAAGGAACTGTAGGTGCACAGGGAACTCAAGGTACTGATGGAACTCAAGGTGTACAAGGAAGTGTTGGTACTCAAGGAACCCAAGGTACTGTTGGATCTCAAGGCGTACAGGGAACTGTAGGTTCACAGGGAACCCAAGGAACTCTTGGAGCACAGGGAACTGTTGGTAGCCAAGGTACACAAGGAACTCTAGGTACTCAAGGTTTACAAGGTAAAGAAGGTAACTTTGGCGGTGTAACTGTTGAATATGCATACAGTACAACCACCGCAATGTCAGACCCAGGTTCAACAAATATACGATTTAATAATGCATTTTTAGCATCTGCAACTCATCTTGTAATTGATGATGAAGATGTAAATGCAACAAACATCTCTTCATATTTAGCAACTATTGATGACTCTACATCAACAATTAAGGGTCACGTAAAAGTATCTAAGAAATCTAATGCGGCTGTATTTGCAATGTATGCAATCAACTCAATGGTTGATGACACAGGTTTCTTTAATTTAGATATTACATACTTATCTGGTGCTGGTTCTTTATCAAATACCGATGCAGTTCTTGTAACTTTTGCTCGTACTGGTGACGTTGGAGCCCAAGGTACTCAAGGTACACTCGGAGCCCAAGGCGTACAAGGTACAGTCGGATCTCAAGGAACCCAAGGAACTCTAGGAGCCCAAGGTACAACAGGCGCTCAAGGTACACAGGGCACAACAGGTACTCAGGGAACTGTTGGATCTCAGGGAACTCAAGGCGTTCAAGGAACACTAGGAGCGCAGGGTACTCAAGGTACTCTCGGAGCCCAGGGCGTACAAGGTACAGTCGGTAGCCAAGGAACTCAAGGAACACTTGGAGCCCAAGGTACAACTGGCGCTCAAGGTACACAGGGTACAACTGGAACTCAAGGAACTTTAGGAACTCAAGGCGTTCAGGGCACTCTAGGTACACAGGGAGTCCAGGGTCTTATTGGACAAGTTTCTGCAGATCCTACAACTACGGTACTACTCTTTGGTGGAATGTAACTAAATCAGTTCCGTACTACCACTATGTATCTGACTGTATTGCGCTGCCTCTTGTAAAAACTTTATTGGACGATACTTACCTGGCTTTAATGTGTAGGTAAAGAACTTCTTTTGGTTTTCTTCTTTCTTCATTCTGAAGTTAAAGATGTACCAATCTACTGGGCAGTTAATTCCTCTAGACTCTACATCTGCCACAGCCTTTTCTGCGCCCCTGCGACTCACCATGTACCCAGCACATGACCACTGTTGATAAGAGACACAAACATTTTCGCCACTAATTCCATGAAGATCTTCATTAAATGCAAAGAGAGAGTCATCAGGAACAAAGAAGGAGAAGAAGTCCCAATCAGTAGGAAGTTCTTGCACGTACATTTCCAGTACGCCCTTAAAGTTTTTACTAATAAGAATGTCATCTTCAAACAGAATAAGGGTGTCGTAGTCTGACTCTAGGAACCTCTTATAAGCCTTGTAGTTACTGGCCCAGACACCCACAACACCAGCACTGGGTGGGAAGGTCTCTCCTGGCTGGCAGTAGTCTTCTACAGTATTAACTTTGAATTCAGGATACAGATTTATAAAGTTCTCTACCTTATCAACAGTATTGAGATACATCGTAGGTGAGCCCAGTCTGGGCAAAAAAGAAGCGCCCTTAAGAATCCCATCATAAGATTCATTACGAAGTTTATTTCCAGTATCGGTATGAAATACCTCAAAGCAGGCGTTACTTAACATCTTTGCTCTCTCTTTGTAGGTAGGCGTTATTAAGTAAGGCAGTTATAGATTGTTTCAATTGTGGTCTGAAAATAGGTAGGAACATTGATCCACCAAATCTAGGGTTGCTTTCAAATATAACGGGTTTACCATCACGGAGTTTAAAGTTTACATTTGCTGGACCACTGTAGTTAGCCAATTTAAACATCTTACGAAATATTTCAATGACTTCTGGTTCCATAGTTATAATCTTATTTGCAAAAGGTCCCATGTTCACTTTTCCTCCTTGAGGTACTGGACCTTCAAAGGTGACGTTCCAAAGAATTTCTCCATCTTTACACATAACCTGAGTGACGTACTCAACATCTCCCTCTACGTACTCCTGAACAAGGTAACGTTTATCTTTAAACCTGTGATTGTTAAGTGCCCACTCATACCGTTGTTGGTCCCAAATTAAGGCTATACCTACACCGCCGTAGAGGTCTAGCCTCTTCATAATAAAGGGGAACTCTGGTGTGTCTGATGTTATGTTTATAGTCTTTGGAAAATACTCTTCTAAACCATTATTACTTAGAAATTCATAAAACAATTCTTTGTTATTGAATATGTTTATTGTCTCTGGTGAGGAGACAAGTGTAGAACAACCCTTTGGATGATTGAGGTTATCTTCTACCGATAACGGTATAAGTACAGTCTTGTTATAGTCTTTACATACTTCCTGTAGCGGGAAATCTAAAGTATCAACTTGTATAACTTTTTCAATTGATGAGAAAGTTTTCCAGAATTCAGAGTCTGATCCAAGGGCCTCACCCCATGATGACCATAATCCTTTTCCATAAACAACTACTAGCACTTAGATATCCAGACCTGGTATCCCGTTTCTACAATACTAATCTCGCCTTCACACAGAGACAAGAATGCATCAATGCCCCTCTTTGGTTCTAGGAAGGGCTTACCACCCTCTCCCCATAAGTAATCATCAAATGCCATAACCCCACCTGGCTCTAGTACCTTGAAGGCGTTCAAGCCATCTAGTGCGGTCTGTAACGCTGTATGGCTGCCATCTATATAAACAAAGTTATAAGTCTTCTTGTTTTGGTTAAAGAACTCATTACTAGTCATCTTGTGTTTTATAACTTTAGAGTTATTTGCAAACCGTGAATCGTAGTAACCTTCAACGGAGTTAAAGTCTAGGCTATTGTGCTGTTGCTCTTCACTGCCTTCCCACGTGTCCACGTCATCAATTGTCACAATGTCCCTATTGATCAGAAGCCACTCTGTGGCATCGCCCGTGTAAGTTCCAATCTGTAAAGCACGCAACGGAGTTGTGGGGCATTTGCGCTCAAAGAATGGCACAGTGTTTTGAAACCAATTAGGAAACATTAGAACAACTTCAGGTTGTTAATACAACCACTCACATACTCTTCAGACATCTCTACATTGTCTAATAAATGATTGAACAATTCTTTGCTCTCCTCTTTGCGTCCTAGCCACCAGCCAACAACTGCCTTCTCAAACATCAAGACGTAGGGCCCATTATACTCAACGTACACTGGAAGAGATTGATTGTAATTTGCCATTGTATAAACAAGACCAATTTCTGCAAATGTGTACGCTTTCTGCCACTCCTTATTGCGTTCGTGAATCCTAGAGAGTAAGAAGTATGCCTCTGGTCTTCCTGGGATAAGAGCGACTGCCTGTAAAATGTTTTGATAAACGGCTGCATTTCTATCACCCTGATTACTGAAACAGAGGGACATCCTCAGTAAGGATGAATATGCAATAACAGGGTGAGTCTTATACCCACGATCTGCGGCTCGTAGATAGAAACCAGCAGCAGAAGCAAACTGACCTAAATCGTAATAAGCATTAGCAAGGGCAAAGTTCTTCTCAGGATTGAAAGAGTCAAAGGCAACATCTACCGCTAAGTCTTTAATTTGCATATGTCTTAGCCTCTTCAATCAATTCATTAACAACAGTATTTGGGACCTCTAATACAAATGCGGAGTTATCTTGAACACCAAAACTCAATAGTAAGTTGTCGTTAATGAGGGCCGCTCCGACACAGAACTCAATAGGAGTATCCATAAATGAGAAGGCTTTACTTAGGCCGACAAAATTAAACTCTTTATCCCACACAATTAAACGATGTCTATACGTTGAGTCTTTTTGGTTTAAATAATTTTTCCATAAGTTAACTTCATGGGTTACACACACGTAGTAATTACCCCAAGAGATTATGTGAGAGCCACCACGTTGATCAATAGGTGGAGTTGGCACCTTGTCATTAACAGTTACCTGTTTACATTCAGGCTCATTTGGATTTGCCCAAACAACTTCTGTAGGCATTGCCCACTTTACAAAGTGGTAAGGGTCATCTAGAACGGGCATCCAATTCTTTTCGCAATATGAAGTCGCCTCATTAATTGGCGCAGGAACTCGAACTCTCTGAACTTCTTTTACTGTCCAGTTCTCTTTATCAATTTCTATTTTGCTGTACTCCATACGACCTTGACCATTAGTAGTCGTATCACGACGTACACCAATCAAGTAGTAGTCACCATCCCACTGAACAACACGAGCATCTTCTAGACCAACAAACTCCCAAATAGGAGTGTGAAGATCTAGCATCTCCACCTTGGTGTAATTGATGATGTTGTAATTTTTGTCTAGGCGGCATAGAAAGTTGTTAGTTACAAGACGCTGATCCTTCTCTGGATGCAGGTAGGTGAGCGGCCCCCAAGGACTGAAGAAGCGCTTGTCATTTTCAGAGATGTATAGGGTGTAATTTACCTGTCTTAGATTGACCAGGATATCTCCGTCACTGTCTATATACACAGATGGGTTCATTAAGCCCAGACCATTACTGAGAGAGTTAGGTATAATTAGGGGCGCTAATTTTCCGCCATGAGAAACCGATTTATGCACCAAATTCATGTGTAAACTTTAGCCCACATAGTCTTTCTGTACCAGTTAACCTATGCTCATCCCCTTCGAAGGAGTTCCATGGCAACAGTTTATAAGGTATTGGGTCAAAACAACCCTGCCGCCACCACTAACACAACTCTTTATACAGTTCCAGCACTTACTTCGTCAGTTGTGTCAACTATTACAATTTGCAATCAGGCATCCTCTGCGGCTACATACCGCATTGCAGTTCGTCCTGCAGGTGCATCAATTGATCCTAAGCACTACATTGTTTATGGCGCAACAGTTGCGGCCTCAGATTCAACCGCTTTAACTTTAGGTATCACCTTAGCAACAACAGATGTAATTACAATTTATGCCTCAACTGCAACACTTTCATTTAATGCCTACGGGAGCGAGATCTCCTAAATGAGTATCTCAACAGCATCAGCCCAAGTAGCAACACTTAGCCGATATCGCTATGTTGCTGTTGGCGCTGAAACTTCTGTATCAGGCGTAGATGCCAATGGTAACGTTCTTGGCTATACAGCAGGTATGGAGCAGGTTTACCTAAACGGAGTGATGCTTGTTCGTACATCTGACTACACCGCAACTACAGGAACATCTATCACTGCTCTAACTGCTTTAGTGGCATCAGATGTGGTAGAGATTTTAACTTTTTCCCCATTCACAATCTCTAATGCAGTTGACCAGACTCTAGTAAACGCTAAGGGAGATTTAATTGTTGCTACAGCAGATAACACTGTAACTAACGTAACAGTAGGAACTGGTTCTACAAGCGGTGGTGGACTTCCACAAGTATTGATCCCAGACTCAACACAGGGGTCAGGTGTTCGTTGGGGCGATGACTTACATATTCTAGACGTAATGCAAGCAATCTAAGGAGATATGAATGGCTGTAACAAGTAAGAACCTCGCTAGAGCGGCGGCTTCGTTAACTACGACCACAGTTCTCTATACTGTGCCTGCATCTACGACCACAGTAGTGACTGGTATTGCGGTAACTAACACAACAGCAACTGCTGGTACCTTTACCTTGGCTTGTGGTCCATCTGGTTCACAGGTCGCACTCCACACAACAACAGCAATTGCTGCAAATACAACGGTCTATATTGATTGCAAATTAGTATTATCAGCAACTAACACCTTCACTGGTGGCGCCTCTGCAATCACAATTAACTTTAACATCAACGGAGTGGAGATAGCGTAATGGGATTATCAGTATTTCCTGCCGCAGCGGCTGGCTTTGACCTTACAAAAGTAACACTTCAACAAACAATTACATCTGGTTCAACCGTAACTATTCCTTCTGGAATTAACTGGGTTTATGCTGTATGCATTGGCGGTGGCGGTGGAGGCAGCACACTTACGTTAAACGGTACTGGTACTGGTGGCGGCGCAGGTGGAGTAACTATTGGTTGGGCTAAAGTTACAACTTCAACTCCTTGCACTATTGGTGCTGGCGGTGGTGCTTCTACTTATGGTGGTGATACTATTTTTGGCGGTCTTATTGCAGGAGGTGGTGGCTCTAATGGTGCTGGAAGAATAGGTAGTGGTGGTGGTGGTGGTAATACTGTAACAGGTAGTGCTAGTGGAGTTTCTTATTACGGTTCTCCTGCTGCGCTCGGTGGCACATCAAGTGGTGCTGGTGCTAACGGTTATGCAGGTGGTGGTGGTGCTGGTAATGCTACAACAGGAAATTCAGGCGCAGGTGGTATGGGAAATTCAGGTGGCGGTGGTGGGGGAACCGATAATACTGGTGCTTCGGGCGCTGGTGGTTATGGAACTTTTGCAGGTGGCGGTGGAGGTTCAACTCGCTCTTCAGGAACTGCTGGTGCTGGCGGTGCTAGTTCAACTTTTGCTGGTGGCGCGGCTGGAAGCAGCAGTGCTGGAGGTGGTGGAGCAGGATTTTTAGCAGCAGGTGTGGCTGGCTCTGGTAATACCGCAGCAGGCAATGGCGGTTCAGGTGGCGGTGGCGGAGGCGGAGGCGGCGGTGGCAATCCAGCAACTAATGGAACTGGCGGCGGCGGTTGCATCCTTCTTTATTACTAATTCTTAGGAGAATAATATGACAATTGAAACAAAAACAGTTATTAAGTATGAGTACAAATGTGATGTATGTTCACATGACTACGTTGAACAACGTGGCATTGGTGAAGATGCGTACTTCACTAAGTGCAATGTTTCTGGTTGTACTGGAGATTACGAATTAGTAACTCAAACAGAATCTACATACCAACAAGAAGTTCCAGACCCTGTTGTAGAAGCACCAACAGAATAAATTTTTTACCCCTTTAAGGAGATAAGATGACAAGAGCACAGTCCCTAGCGGCTTCGTTAACTAGTGGTACCTTCACAGGAACTACTTTGACTAGCCCTACAATTACTACCCCAACTGAGACTGCCCCTGTCGTTATTTCCCCAGAAGAACGTACAACAATTGCAGCCACGGCTGCTACTGGAACAGTTAACTATGACGCAGATACTCAAGGCGTTTTGTATTACACCACATCTGCCTCTGCCAACTGGACTCTAAACGTCCGTGGTTCAGGATCAACAACTTTGGCCTCAAAATTAGCAACCAATGACTCTGTAACAATCTCATTTCTAGTAACAACAGGTGCTACTGCTTACTATATGACAGCACTTACTATTGACGGAAACGCTCAGACAGTTAAATACTCTGGTGGAACTGCACCTGCTGCAGGTAACGCATCAGCAGTAGATGCTTACTCATTTACAATCATTAAGACAGCAGCAACCCCTACCTACACCGTCCTTGGTGCAGGTCCAGTAAAGTACGCATAGAAAAGGCGCCCAATAAAATGAGTCCTCTTTTTTCTCCAGTATCAGCAGGTGGAATAGGTAAGGCAACAGCAACTGCTTCTACTGGTTCTCCTACTATTGACTCAGCAACTCGTGCTGGTAAAACTATTTATAAATTTACTGGTTCTGGAACTATCACTATTGGTACTGCTGGAACTTGTGAAGTTTTTATATTAACTGGCGGTGGTGGTGGCGGCGGGTATTCAGGTGGCTCAGGTGGAGGCGGTGGTGGTTACTTCTATAGTACTACTCAAATTGTTGAAGCAGGAACTTTTACTATTAACGTTGGTGCAGGTGGAAGTGGTGGATACACAAATATCGTAACTACAACAGATGGTTCAGGAAGTTATGCTTTTAATTTAGCGCCAATTGTAGGTAAATTGGGTGCTGGCAGTTGCGGCGATGGTGGCAATAGTGGTAGTATTGGACCTATTATTTCAGCGTTTACAAAATTTACTGGCGGTAGTGGTAATCCTACATACGGCACTGCAGGTGGTGGCGCTGGATTAAGTGCAGTTGGCGGTAATGGTACGGCTGACCCTAGTCGTATTGCTGGTTCAGGTGGAAATGGAGTTTCTAACTCAATAACTGGTACCGCAGTAATCTATGGTGGTGGTGGCGGTGGTGGAAATTCAACTGCCAATGCTGGTGCTGCAGGTTCTGGCGGAACTGGCGGTGGCGGTGCAGGAAGTAAAAGTGCAACAAACGTTGGTGGTGCAACTACAGCCACAGCAGGAACAGCAAACCTTGGCGGTGGCGGTGGTGGTGGTCCTTCAAATATTGGTACTTATGGAGCAAATGGCGGTTCTGGCGTCGTAATAGTGGTGATTGGATAATTATGGCACATTTTGCAAGAATTGAAAATAGTATTGTTACTCATGTAACTGTTATTAACAATGAAGTATTAAAAGATGAGAACGGCGTTGAACAAGAATCTATTGGGGCGAAATTTTGCGCCGATACATTTGGTGGAGAGTGGATTCAAACCTCATACAATTCTAACTTCAGAGGTAAGTATGCTGGAGTGGGCGATATTTATGACGCAGAAAATGATATCTTTAAGGGTCCGCAAGTAACTATAGAGGAGTAACTAGTGCCAGATAAGAGTACCCGTGGCGTTAGTAACCTACCTGTTGCTATCCCTGATATTCCTGATGCACCTACAGTATCTGCTGTAAATGCGGGTACTAGTCGCGCCTATAATAATGGCGCAGCCACAGTAACTATTTCCAGTCCTACAGGTGGACTTCCCTCTTCTTACTCAATAGCAACAACCCCAATAACAAGTACTACTACAGCAACATCTAGCCCTGCAACAATTACGGGCCTAGCAAGTGCTACCTCTTACACAACTACAGTAACTCCTACTAACGTATCTGCTACTGGATCTGCTACTACCTCTTCGGCTTTTACAGCAACTACTATTCCACAGGCGCCAACTATTGGTGCAACTACCGTTGCTACAGGTCAGGCATACTCTGGTTCTGCAAATGTATCTGTAGCCTTTACAGCAGGTGCTACTGGTGGTTCTGCAATAACTACCTACACTGCAACCTCATCCTCTGGTAATACTGCAACAGGAGCAACAAGTCCTATTTCTGTATCTGATACTGTTGCTGTTGCTCGTACTTACACTGTTACTGCAACTAATGCCAATGGTAATTCAGTTGCATCTGCCGCTTCTGCCTCTACTACTCCCTTATCTGTGCCACAGGCTCCTACTATTGGTACTCCAGTTGCTGGTACGGATGCTTCAACTCAAGTGAGCGTTCCATTTACTGCTGGCGCAACTGGTGGTTCTGCTATTACTGGTTACACAGTTACATCTTCTCCAGGTTCGTTAACAGGAACTGGTGCATCTTCCCCCATTGTTGTTTCAGGATTAACTGCAGAAACTGCTTACACATTTACAATGACTGCAACAAATGCTCAAGGCAATAGTGCAGCATCTAGTGCATCATCTTCTATAACTACCTCTAAACCTTTATATTGGTTAGAATTACTCTCTGGACTTGCTATATATGTAAACCCATATCCAATTGGAATTACTTCAGTAGGGACTACCACTTATACATTAAATCAGGACTGGCCTGGCGCAGGTGACCCAAATGCTAGAAACGGAATAATTAAAAGAGATACTTATAGCACCATATCTTTACAAAAAGCCCTTCGTAATAACGCAGCAGTTTATAGTCAAGTTTATGGAATAGCAGTTGATAGTTCTGGAAATATTTACACTGGTGGTGGCGGTAATGGTAGTCCTAAAAACGCATACTTAATGAAGACAGATTCATCAGGAGCAGTTACATGGGCGTACTACACAAGCCCAGACCAAAGTTACAATTACAACTATACGTTAGCGTTAGATTCTTCTGCTGCAAATATACATGCTATTAGTTCGGCATACAAAGCGGCTAGTATTAGTTACGCACAAATTACAAAGTACAACTCTTCTGGAGTTAAGCAGTGGTCACGTAAACTAAGCAACAACCTTTCAATTACGTATCCACATGTGGACTTTAACGGTGGTTATGTAGACTCTTCTGGAAACGTTATAGGAGTAGGTCGTTACTATTTAAACGACTCATATCAACTAAATGTTATTTGGGTTAAGTATAACTCTTCTGGAACTATTCAGTGGCAACGAGCAATGTCACCACCAAGCCTTATTAATTCTTATTACACTCAGGCTGTTGGAGATTCTTCTGGAAATACTTACACGTCTTGGAGTGCTGGTGACTTTGGTTACTTATCAAAACATGACTCTTCAGGAACACTTCAATGGCAAAGAAAAGTAAGTATGACTGGTTCTGGTAATGCTGCTGGATTTGAAGGAATTGCAATGGACTCTTCAGGAAATCTCTATGTTTCTGGTTATGTTACAATTTCTTCACAGAAAAGCGTACTCCTTATAAAGTACAACTCTTCAGGAACACTGCAATGGCAAAATAAGTTTACAAGAAGTAGTGGAAACCTTTCACAAGCCAGCGGTCGTACACTCTTAACTGTTGATACAAATAATGACATAACTGTTACCTCAGCATCTGGCGACACAAATGAAATTTATACCTTTAAAGTACCTACTGATGGAACAAAAACTGGAACAAAGACCCTTGGCGCTTACTCAATAACTTACGGAACAGCATCTACAACAGATGCTGCGGGTAACTATGGTACTGCTACTCCTACATTTACAGACAGTGCTGGAGATGGCGCAACTACCGCTATAACAGTTACATCAACTACAACTGCTTACACTTCAGCAAGTGTTGGCTTGAGTTAAGGATGATGAAATTATGATATATCTAAACACAGAGACTAATGAGTATCCTCGGCATGATGGAGACCTAGAGTTATTAGGTTGGTCAGTGGGAGAGCCTCTACCTGAAAACTGGGTTGTTGTTGAGTACACAGAGCCACCTGAAATTGATGAAGAGACTACCTATTGGGAAGTTCCACCAACTTTAGTAAATGGAGTATGGAAAATTACGTATGCTACTAGAGCGTTAACAGAGAAAGAACTTCTATGGAGACAGTATCCTCGTCCTAATGACGGTAAAACGTACATTTGGAATGAATCAAAGTTAAAGTGGGAATGAGTTAAATGAGTATTCGTAACGCCAACGGAGAGTCAGTAGACGGTACAACAGGCAAGATTGCTGACCTTCCAAATGCTCCTACAATCGGTGCTGGTACCGATGTGGGTACTAGCCGTGCCTATAACAATGGCGCTGTCAGTGTTGCCTTTACACCAGATACAACTTATTGGGCGCCAACTTCTTACACCGCTACATCATCTCCTACTGGGTTGACTGGCACAGGATCTGCTTCTCCAGTTGTTGTTGCAGGACTTGCTAGTCAGACTGCTTATACCTTTACAGTAGTAGGAACTAACTCTGCTGGTAACTCTGTTGCCTCATCTGCCTCTGGATCTGTGACTGCTACAACTATTCCTGATGTACCAGTCATTACTGCAACTCCTACTATTGTCAGTACTACCTCTGTAACTATTCCATTTACCATTAATACTGGCGGCAAAATAATTAGCGCTATCACTGCTGTGTCATCTCCATCAATAGCATTGACAGTAACTGGTACTACATCACCTGTGACAGTTACTGGAACTTTTGCAACAGGTCAGGCTTATACATTTACTATGACTGCTACAAGTGCAAACGGAACTTCTGCAGCATCTTCTGCAAGTAACTCTGTTACTCCAAGCCCTTTTCCTACGGTTACTGGTGGAACACTTACCTCTGATGCAACTTATTACTACCGTACATTTACGGGTAATGGCACTCTTGGAGTTTCTGCTGCAACTTTATCTTGTGATTATTTAATAACTGCTGGAGGCGGTCCTGGTGGTACAAATCAAAGCAATGCTTCAACAGCAAGAGGAAGCGGCGGGGGTGGTGGCGCAGGCGGACTTGTGTACGCCTCTTCGCAATCCTTGGTTGTTGGCAATTACAATGCAGTTATTGGTGCTGGTGGTGTTGGCAACACAGAATCTGGACCCACGATTACATCTGGTAATTTAAGCAGTTTTAACTCAAGTAGTGCAACTGCTGGTGGTTACGGTGGTGGTGGTGGTGGTGCTGCTGCAACAGGTGGAAGTGGCGGTGCTAACAAAGCCTATTGGCAAACTTCTGGAAGTTATACATTTACTTCAGCAGGTGCAGAGGGAACTAGTGGACAAGGAAACGCTGGTGGTGGTGCTGGGTCGGCAACAGTAAACGCGCAAGCAAATGCAAGTGGTGGTGGTGGTGCTGGAGCGGTAGGTGGTACTGCAACATCTTCAAATGGTGGAGCAGGTGGGGCAGGCACATCTACTTACTCATCTTGGGGTGCTGCAACAAGCACAGGGCAAAATGTTGGTGGAACTTATTATTATGCAGGTGGCGGCGGTGGTGGTGCTGGATGGAGGGGAGCAACTTCAAGAACTTCAGGTGTTGGTGGTTCTGGCGGGGGTGGTGGTGGAGCAACTAACGCCAACGCAAGTGATGGAACTGTCAATACAGGCGGGGGTGGTGGTGGTATCGGAGATAACGCAACTTATGCTAATGGAATTTATAAAAGTGGTAACGGTGGCTCAGGAATTGTAATAGTTCGTTATACTAAAGCATCGGTAGGTGGATAATGGCACATTGGGCAGAAATAGATGAAAATAATATTGTTCTTCGTATAACTGTTGGAAGTAATGAAGACCCTGATGAAGGCTACCAATGGCTTATAGATAACCTTGGTGGAACTTGGATTAAAACTTCTTACAATAGAAACATACGTAAAAATTTTGCTGGTATTGGTTATACTTACGATGAAGAGCGTGATGCTTTTATTCCACCAAAGCCAGAGGGCAACTATGAATTAGATGAAAAAACCTGCCAATGGGTAGAGGTTATCTAGTGCGTGGAACTAAAGTACAAGGACGATTCAAAATTGACTTTGAAAACAAGTCTATCAATGAAGGCATTGTCGATGAACTCCGTGAACCTGTAGGTACAGAGGTTGACTGGTGGTCTTGGGACGATGCCGCTTTGGCTGCAGATTATGAGAACTGGGTAGATCCAATTTACGATGTCTCTAATCAAGAAGATGGCAAAGGCCGTCGTTGGAACGACCCATTCAAGATGCCCGTTGTACTGGCGGTAATACTTCGTGGTACTAACATCATGAATGAGCGTGGTTTTTACACCGTTGATACTTTGCGCCTAGTAATTGCTGTTGCAGATGCTCAGCGCCTAATTCCTTCTATGCTCACAGATCCTAACCCTAATATTCAAGATCGAATTGTCTATCAGAATGGTGTCTTTGTTCCTACCAGAGTTTTACCTCGTGGTCACTATGCGGAAAATTATGCAGTTGTTACAATTGACTGTAACCAAGTGAACCCTGAAGAATTGGTTAATGATCCTCAGTTCCAGGCTTACGCACTCTAAGGAGAGAAATGGCTAAGAAGGCAAGCAAGGGCAAAGTAGAGAAAGTCATGAAGGAATATGCTGCTGGAAAACTTCATAGCGGATCTAAAAAGGGTCCTGTAGTTAAATCAAAGAAGCAGGCCATTGCTATCGGTCTCTCTGAACAACGTAAGAAGGATAAAAAATAATGGTTAAAGAATCCGCAAATAGGACCGTCACCTGTGACATCTGCAAGAAGAGCGTGCCTGTAAAATCAAGCATGGCTAATGTAACTCTTACGGCTCACAAAAAGAAGGAACACAAGAAGTGAAGAAGCCAGAACCTTTAAAGGCTAAAAAACATAGACGTAATATTGGTGCTACTGCTGGAAAGAATCCTGGAAAGAATGTTCGTACCGCACTGACTGAGAGCAAGTACGACACAGGCGGACAAGGTATGAAGCGCAGAAAGGGTTCAATCATTCGTAGACCAAAGGCAACCATTCGTTACCCGCATAAGAAGAGTGACTGATGCCAGAGACAAAATTAAAACCAGCACCAGTTAAATACCCAGATGGAGGAGGACTAGCATCAATGGCAACTCAACCAAAAGAATCTCATAAGTTAGAGGTCGAGGCTATGGAGGCCAAGCACAAGGCTGAACTAGCAAAGTTAAAAGAGAGGCACGCCAAAGTCAATAACCCAAAGGCGGCAAAGTAATGGCTAAAACCATAAAGGTTGCTGGTGAGAAACACACTATTAAAAAGAACAAGAGGGGCGAGGTCATTGTTGATCATGCTGGTAACAAGGGCAAGTACGACAAGATCAACCTGACAAAGAAGGCTGGCTCTAAGACCATTGCTCAAGGAGTAAAGGCAACTAAAGATTGGCATAAAAATAATGGCTAAGACTGAGGCATGGACACGCTCTGAGGGCAAAAATAAAAAGGGTGGACTCAACGAAAAGGGACGCAAGTCTTACGAGAAGGCGCACCCTGGTTCAGATTTAAAACCTCCAGTTAAGAAAGAGCAAGCGGCTAAATCTGAAAAGTCTGCTGCTCGACGTAAATCTTATTGTGCACGTTCTGCTGGGCAAGCAAAGAAATTTCCTAAAGCGGCTAAAGATCCAGATAGTCGTTTAAATAAAGCAAGAAGGGCATGGGATTGCTAATGGCTAAGAAGACAGATCCTTGCTGGGATGGTTACACTCAAGTAGGTATGAAGATGAAGAATGGCAAGAAAGTTCCAAACTGCGTTCCTGCTAAGGGCGTTGCTAAATCAAAACCTAAGAAGAAAGCGAGCAAGTAAATGTGTAAAGGTTGTGGATGTGGTTGTTCAACTGCAGGATGTAAAGGCGCCTGCAAAAAAGGCTCTAAGAAGTTATCCTCAAAACAAAAGAAGATTGCTAGCGCTGCTGCACCAGCAGACAAGATTACTGGCGCAGACTTCAAGGCTCTAAAGAAGGGCAAGAAGTAGTGTGCTCTACCTGTGGTTGTGGTAAGCCAAAGGACAAGCACGGAATGAATACCTTGGCTGCGGCCAATAAGAAGTTCAATAAAAAGTCTGATGCAAAAAGCAAGGCAAAGAAACCAATGCTTGTAAGAAAGAAGGGCATGTAATGAAGTACAACGATGCCAAGCAAGATGCAAGGGTCATGAAAGGTATGACCCCAGAAGAAAAGAATAAGTTTAAGAAGGCTGATAAGGCTATGGATAAGAAGAAGCCATCTCGAACAGAAGATGAGAAGATGGATAAGGCGTTAGCCAAAAAGGTTAAAAAGAAGTAAGAGTTAGAGCCACCTGCGGGTGGCTTTTTCTTTATCCTTAGAGCATCAGAACACCGCTGCGGTGCCTGACTACAGTTCCCGCTGGTTGCGATTTAAGGGGTTTATATGGCATGGAAGCCGTGGTATCAAGAAGTTGCTGAGATGAACAATCAGCACGAACGTGAAGCCTTCATTCAGGGCGTGTTCGGATTCCGCCCTAAAGAAAAACGTCCAATCGTCGCAGGCCTTATCATGGGTACTACCGCTGCATACTTAGCAGGAGCAGCAGTCGTTGCGTCGAAGGCGAAGAAAAAGAAGTGACATACCTTTCAAAAGTAAAAGAGTCACTACATAAAGCCAGCATTGAAACCACACGGATGATGTCTGCTCAAGTTCGTTCAGAAGCCCGTGCATCTGGTTGGCCATCTCATATTGTAAGAACACTCCACATCTCTCATAACGATGGAGCATTTACTGTTCATTCTCATGAGAAGCATCGTGCTGAGGCATTAAATTTAGAGTACGGAACTCCTGGAACTCAACCAACAGCGGCCATTCGTCGCTTTGCAAATCGCACATCTGAATCTGAAAAGTTTCTTCTTGGACGTACTATGAAGCACTTAGGGAATTCACAATGAGTTTCTTATTAGACGAAGATGAAGCCCTACGAAACCTTTTAAAGGATATGACTGTCACTGACCAGAAGTCAGTTACTGAGGAAGGGGCAACCCGCAATGTTGGAGTTTGGTTTGGTCAACCTGATCAGGAAATTCGTAATCAGAGTTACCCATACATAACAATTGATATGATCGATCTGTCAGAAGACATTCAACGTGCAATGCGTGGTCGTGTAAAACCTTCATACCTAACTAATCCAACAGACCAAGTAGAAGGAACTCAAAGTGTTCAAGGCGTATCTTATGATGATGAGATCCATGACTGGGATATTAACTATCCAATTCCAGTAAACATTGATTACCAGATCACAACTTACGCTCGTCAGCCACGTCATGATCGCCAGATTCTGGCGCAACTTCTATACACAAAGATTCCATTACGATTTGCAGTTCTAAACACTGGTCCAAATACCAGTGCTGGGACTACACGTCGTCTGGATGTTCTTGACATCTCTAAGCGAGATATCACAGAACAAGGAAAGCGTTTATTCGTAAACGCAATAACGGTGCGTATCTCTAGTGAGATAGCGCCTGAAACATACAACCAACTCTATAAGACTCTTGAACTAAACGTCACAGGCACAACTGGCACCCAAGTAATTGGTCGTGGTCAGTTCACTACCATCGATACGTACACTCAATCGGCACCATAAGGTACCCCCTACCCAACTAGCAAGGAGAAAAAATGGCCTATAGCCGTCCAGGTATTTACATCAGTGAACGCCTACTACCAGCCCCGCTTCCAGCGGGTGTTTCCGCAAATGCTGCTGGTGCCGTTGTTGCACCTTTTGCACAAGGACCAGAAGCAGTAACTCTTGTCACCTCTTGGTATGAATTTACTAAGAACTTTGGAGGCTACAACGCCTCTTACCCAGCCACCTTTCAAGTTGGCGCATTCTTCCAGAATGGTGGACGTGAACTTTACGTTCAACGTGTACTAGCATCAAATGCTGCTGCGGCAGAAATTGATATTCTTACATCAGCAGAAGCAACTGTTGCAGTTGTTACCTCAAAGAATGCTGGAACAGACGGAAACAACCTTCGTGTTGTTATCACCGATGGTTCAGTAGAAGATACCTACACACTAACTCTTTACAAAGAATCTGGTGTTTCTGGAGACATCACTGATGACGTTCTTCTTGAGCGCTATGAAAACGTAGTGTTTGATGATGACACATCAAGTGACTACGCAGAGACAGTAATTAACCTAGTCTCACCAAATATTGAAATCAGTGCTTCTGCTGGTGGAACCCCAGTATCAACCACTTACCCACTAACAGGTGGAACTAATGGAACTGCAGTTGCATCTACTGACTACACAGCATACAAGGCTGGCAGTTCAGTATTTGAGCGCTTCACTTCATTGGATCGTCCACTAGTAGTGTTCCTTCCAGCAGTAAATGCTCTAGCCTCTGGCTCTGTTAGCGTGTTTGACGACGCAACATCTTGGGCAGAAGCCAATAACGGATTTGTAGTTATTGATACTGATCCAGACCTTACAGTTGCAAACGCTGTTACTTTTGCAGGAAGTCTTGCAGATACAAGCAACGCTGCTGTCTACTATCCAAACGTGTACATTGCAGATCCACTAGGACGTGGAACTGGCGCACTTCGCAAGATTGGACCAGCAGGTTCTGTGGTCGGTCTTTACTTAGCAACTGATGCAAGCCGTGGTGTGTTCAAAGCACCTGCAGGTATCACAGCACCTGTTCAAGGAATTGTTGCCGTAGAGAAGTCATTCTCTTCAACAGAACTTGACACAATGAATGCAAGTACATCTCCTGTAAACCCAATCCGTCAGATTCCTGGCGCTGGTCTTTCAGTTATGGGTGCTCGTACCCTTAAGCAAGATGGAACTGCAAACAAGTACGTGAACATGCGTCGTTCTTTAATCTACATCAATAAGAACCTACGTAACCTTACACAATTTGCTATCTTTGAAAACAATGATGAGCGCTTGTGGGCACGTATCAATACTTCAATTGGCTCATTCTTAAATGAGTACCGAAATCAAGGCGGTCTTCGTGGCGCAACTGCGGCACAGGCTTACTTTGTAAAGTGCGACGCAGAGAATAACTCAGCAGCACAAATTGCAAATGGCGAAGTACACATCCAAGTTGGTGTGGCTCTTCAATATCCAGCAGAGTTCATCGTCATCGACCTCAGCCAAAAGACGCTGAACTAACCCGAAGGAGATAATAAATAAATGCCTACAATCATTAATAATCGGTCAACATTAATCACCGATCCGTTACGTAACTTTCGATTTTTAGTTACGTTCAAGCCATTAACAAGTGCGGCTGGGGCAGCAACAAGCGCTGCAACAACTAACCTTGCATCAGCGGTAACGCTTGGCTTTACGTCTGTATCAGGAATGGCTGTAACAACAGATTCTATTCCTTACCGTGAAGGTGGATACAACACCACTGTTCACCAAATTCCAGGACAGACTACGTTTGCTCCAATCACATTGCAACGTGGTGTAATCCTAGGAACAAACCAAAACTACGAATGGATGCGTAACCTATTTGCAACTGTTCAAGGTGGCGGTTCAACCCGTGCTCGCACAGAGAACTTCCGTTGCGATCTAGAAATTGCAGTACTATCTCATCCAATTCCATCTACTGGTGAGACAGCACAAAACTCTCCAGCAGCAACAGACCACGTCGCTATGCGCTTCAATGTGTATAACTGCTGGCCTACTGCTGTAGCGTACTCAGATCTAAACGCTGGAGATAACGCTCTGTTTGTTGAACAGATGACACTTGTCCATGAAGGATTTGATGTTAACTGGGCAGCAGACTTAACTACTTCAGCAACAGCATTCCCAGCATAATCTAACAAAGGAATATAATGACGAACACAATTAGTGCAGCGGTTAATCCCGCATTGGCAAACCAACTTCTATCAAAGGCGCTTAATGAAGTGCCACAGGAGATCGTTCCTGAAATTATCCTTCCTTCGGATACTTTGGTTAACCTGCCTGGTGGCTATGTGACAGCCACTGGGGAGGTTATCCGAACCGCAGAGGTTCGTGAACTCAACGGTAAAGATGAAGAGATAATTTCAAAGTCTCCAAATTTAGGCAAAGCCCTACTAACAATACTTAGTCGTGGAACTGTAAAGATAGGTACTGAAGCAGTGGATGAGAACGTCCTTGATCAACTTTTGATAGGAGATAGAGACTCCCTTCTTCTTGGTATCTTAAAGACAACCTTTGGTTCAAAGGTAGAGATTGCTGCATACTGCAATGGCTGCACTGAATACAAGGTGGTACAAGTAGACGTTGATGCCGACATTAAAGTAAAGGTATTAACAGATCCAGTTAACGACAGAGTGTTTACCGTAAAAGGAAAGAAGAACGAGTTTGTTGTTCGTCTTCCAAACGGAGTAGTACAAAAGAAAATGATTGAAAATACAGACAAGACATCTGCAGAGTTAAGCACAATTATTTTAGAAAATACATTAGTACGTATTGATGAAGCCCCAGTATACGGAGCAGCACAAGTACAGTTACTAAGTATTACAGATCGTAGAACTATCGTAGAAGCGATAAATGATAGAGCGCCTGGTCCACAGTTCTCAGACGTTACTGTTAACTGCCCAGACTGTGAAAGTGAGGTAACGGTTCCTATTAATTTAGGTACCTTATTTCAGTTCTAATGTAACAGGTTATATGCGTCTGTTCTCTGAATGGGCTGCATTAACTGAATTCTACGAAGGTTGGACTCTTGAAGACATAAAGAACTTGTCTAAAAGAGAAAGAAGCAATTGGTTAGAAGTAGCAATGACTAGACATGGAAGGAGTTCAAGTAATGGCTAAAGATCCAATTAATGAACTCTCCCATGTCAATAGCCAACTAAAGGCTACTAACAAAGAGATAAATCTTCTTGAATCTGGTTTAAAGAGGATAACTGGTCTTGCCAGTGCAAGTTTTTCTACAGTAAAGAACGCCTTATCATTTAGCACTGGACAAACTAGCGGTTTAAATTTAGGTTCATCCAACGCTAATTTTGCTAACAACGCTAGTAATCAAAGCACCAATAACATGCCTTGGGCATACTCAAAAACTGGTGCAGCAACTATTGGTGGCGTTCAACTTGGCTTAGGTGTTGCAGGTGCTGCTTATGCTGCTCTACCAAGTCTAAATGAAGTAGTACCTCGTGCAACTGGCTTCTACCAAGCATCAAGCCGAGTTACTGGAATGAATAGAACTCAGTTAGCAAATATGGCTACCTCTGCATTCAGAGGTGCAATATCTGGAACCAATGATGACATGGCAGCACTTGCTGTTCTTTCTCAAAGTTTTAACATCACTGACACCAAAAACTTAAGTCAGTCTATGAGAGAAGCCAGGGGCGCAACCCTGGCATATGGAATGTCAAATCCCCAGGCTGCCGCAGCAATTGGTGGGTTGCACACAGGTGCAATGGGTGGAAACCTTTATCAGTACGGCATCAGTACCTTTGATACAAAAACTGGAATGATGCGTACATCAGAGGATATTGCTAAACAAATTTATAAAAGAGAATTTGGCAACAAGAAGTTAACACCAGAACAACTATCAGTTGCTATGCGTGAAGGCCTATTAGGTGCAGACATAAATAACCTGTTCCAGGATCAAGCAACAAATGATTTAATGCGTCGTAAAATTACTGAAATTAGTCAAGGTAAAAACTCTAATCTTTTAACTGAGACTGGTGCTGGCAACCCACTAACAAATACTTTGTATAAGGCAAACACTTCATATACAGACCTTCTTAATAAAACTACTGATCCTGCACTTGCAGGTTACGCAACTGCAGCAGATGCAATGGTTGCATTTAACAAAGCCTTAGAAGGAACACCAGAATCAATAATTAAACTAAAGGCAGCAATTGAAGCCGCTTCAGGTTCTAACCTAGGAAGTGCTAGTAGCGCCCTATTGAGCGGTGTTTTTGGTGGAGTTGCAACTATCACCGCAGCGGCAGGTCTTCGTAAACTAGCGGGGACTGCTGCGGCAAAGGCTATTGCAGGAAAAGTTACAACTACAGCAGTTGAAGGAGCAGTAAAAACTACAGCAATGTCTGCTGCTAAAAAAGTTGGATTAAAAGGTTTTACAAAAGCAGTGCCACTAATTGGTGGAATTTACTCTGCTGCAACAGGTGAGGGGTTCATATCTAGCGTAGCAACCAGCGCTGCAATAGGTGGCGTGTTTGGCGGACTTCCTGGAGCAGGAATTGCTGCTGCTGGAACTGCAATTGGTTGGTTAGGAACAAAACTGTTTCAAGCATTTAAGTCTATGACTGCCACATCTGTAAGTCCTGGTAGTGGACCAAATCAAACAGGTATGGGGCTACCTAATGATGCAGATCCTCAACTTGTACAAACTTTACTGAGTGCTGGATTCAGCGGTCAATCACTTGTTACTGCTTATGGCGTTGCAAAAGCAGAGTCTGGAGGAAGAGCAAATGCATACAACCCAACTGGCTTAGATAAATCTTATGGTCTATTCCAAATCAATATGGAAAATAACGACCCTAGAAATAAAAATATGGGTGTTAAGAGGAACGCTGATTACTTAAAGAAGTACAAAAACATTGGCTACACAGGTATGGAAAGTTTAAAAGATCCAGCCATTAACGCCAAAATTGCTTACGATATATCTAAGGGCGGCACAAACTTTAAACCATGGACCACATATACAAGTGGGTCTTACTTAAATCAACTTACCCCTGGTGGGAATACCTCTCCTAATGGTCCACAAACTGTCAACATTAATCTTACAATTTCTAAAGCGTCTGATGCTGAAGCCGAAGCCTTTGCTAAAAAGGTAAAAAGTCTTTTGGTTAAAGATAAGAGTCTCAATGCTATAGGGAGTAAATAATGGCTGGTCCTAACCCATACTTACGTAGTGCTGATATTGAAGCCCGATTTCAGGACCAGTTAACTTCTCAAGCAAATCAAAGAGAAAAAGATAAGAAAGCAAAAGCAGAAACAGATAAAAAAAAGGCTCTAACAACACAGTTAGTTACCTTACGCCAACGTGAGGCTTCTTTACTTGCCCGCAAATTAGCAGCAGAAAAAAGTTTAGCGCCTAATAAAGCGCAACTGTTATCTCTTCAAAACAATGCATTGAGTTCTGGCTCTCCTGGTGGGTCTACAATTACATCGGGAGAACTAGCGGCAATTAGTGCTTATGGAAACTATTATGTTGCACCTTATTTGGCAGAGGTGGCTGCTCTAACTAACGAGTACAAGAATGCCGTTGATGCCACAAAGGCAACAGAGAAAGCATTAACACCAAAAGTTGAAGCAAAAGCAAAAGTAAATAAGGCTATTAAAAATAAATCAACAACTAAGGCAAGGTCTAAGACTGGCAGTACATCTGGTAACAATGGATCAGACCCAATTAAGAGTGCAGCGTTTAACCCGCCTTTATACAACTACAACGCACCAATGGTTAAGAATGCATACCTTAATCCTGGTTTAGGAGCATTAGATCTAAGTCCACAACAAGAGACTTCTTCTAGAAGCATTTCAGATCCAGGTAATTATACAGATGCACGTAATGCGTGGAAAGACACTCTTGGTGCAAAAGGCGTTATTCAAATGGATCGAAATACTCAATTCAATATGTCTAACGTTTCAAGTACTGGCTCTCAACAACTTGATGCAAACTTATACGGGTTTAAGTTCTTATACAATCCAAAAGAAGTTGCTATGCATTGGGGTATGACCGACAACTCTTATAATCCAGAGGTTGGAGCAACAGGGCAAACTGGAAGGGGTTTCACTCTCTCGTTACAAAATAGCACAATTACATTCTCTCTTTTACTAAATCGAATTGGAGATATGACTTGGCTTGATTCTAACGGACTTAAATCAAAAGGTGTAGGAGATGTTTACTCTCCAACTAGTAGCACTGATGTCTACCCAACCTCTGTAAACAACACGGAATTAAAAGACATATATAAAAAAGGAACAATGTATGATCTTGAGTATCTATTTAAAACCGTTGGTGGGGCTAACGCTACATATACAGACTCGTTCGATACAAAGACCGCTGACAGGGGATGGTTACAAGGTATTCAAGTAGAGTTACACCTTGGTGCTGGTATGAGGTATCTGGTGCGAGTTAACTCACTTGACGTAAACCATATGATATTTAATGAAAACATGGTTCCAATACTTTCTGAAGTAAACATCTCATGTTCACGTTTCCTAAATGTTAAGGACACTCCTCAATGATATTTTTAGATAGCAGGTATGCAGATGGCAGACTTACCAAAGTTTGGCACGCTAGAAAACAGGAGTACCACTTAGTAGTACTAAGAGAATGGCCTGAATACGTTCAGTCTTATTTCATATACGAATGGGTAGAGAACGATCGTTTAGATAACTTGGCTGTTAAGTACCTTGGTGATTCAGGGTTGTGGTGGGAAATTATGGATATAAATCCAGAGATTATTAACCCATTAGAAATCCTTCCAGGTACTCAGATCAGGATTCCAAATGCGTGATCCCCAAAAACAACACAGATTTAATAACTCGTTTAAAGTTTCATATCCAGATTTTCCTACATTAGGTGGTCCTGCTAGAACAGTGACAGTCATTCAAGAGATGGGTAAACATGACGTTGTTCAGATCCGTTATTCAAGATTTAATAACGCTTTCTTTAAAGCAATAAAAACAGGTGTTCCTGTTGTAGTAACTTGGAAAAATGACAAGGTTTCTGGAGAGTTTGTAGGTTATGCGGTGGACGTATCTTACCCAACTGTTCATCAACTAATACGAGAGGTAACTATTACTTGTGTTGGGTCTTCTTATCCTTTAAAAGAACGTGTGTCTAAAATTTGGAAGAATAAAACAGCATCAGAAATTGCAACAGAAGTTGCAAAAAAGTTTAAACTAAAACCTTTTGTAACACCAAGTTCAATACGGTTTACCCAACAATCTTTATCAGGTCATTCTTACTGGGAAAAGTTAAACGAGTTAGCAGAAAGAATTGGTTACGGTGTTCAAGTTGTTGGTACAGAACTTCACTTTCATCCAATAGACCAAATGATTGACCAGTTCATGACAACAGTCCCAATAATGTCTTTTAAAGACCCATTCTTAAATCCAAACGCCAGTTACATAGCGCCAACTTTGGAGTACTTTGAACCCACCGTTGGAGACCACATTGAGTCTATGAGTTTTTCTAGAAGTAGTAACACTGTCAGTGGAGTTGATCCAGTAACTGGAAAAGCCTACACAGCAAAAACCTCTTCTAACAAAGTTGGGAAGAATCTTAGAAAAAATACAAAGGATCCGTTATTTTCTACCGTAGAGGTGAGCACCGTTGTAGCCAGTAACACAATGGCTAAGTCGTTGTCTACTGCTAGAGCACAGATGGGAAGACTTTCAATGCCAGCAAAAGCAAGTGGTCAAGGTGACCCACGAATTGCGCCGTGGAGAACTGTAGAGATTAAAGGCACTGGAGATACTACCGATGGATTTTGGATTGTAAAAAGGGCAGAGCACACAGTTTATTTTGATGGAAGATACTACGTGGAGTTCACTTGTTTATCCGACGGTGTTGGTACTAACAAGCCAAGTGTTACCAGGCCCTCTAGTGCTGGGTCAGTACCTACAAGAAACATCACAAACGAGATGTCTACTGCCAACAAAAGAAAGCCAACATCACCTAAACTAAGCGCTACAACTATAATGGTTAAACAGAGTGCAGCAGGGTACGCCGTGACCCCAAGGAAATGGAGTGGTAAATAATGTCTGAAAAGTCTTTGGCATTGCCCTTCTCTATTGATGCCTATGGGAAAGTATCTGTAACTAGTGATCAGTCAAAAATTTGGGCAGATAGAGTCAGGTCTGTTCTCGGAACTTCTCTGAGAGAGCGTGTAATGAGACCAACTTTTGGAACTCTAATACCTTATGCAATTTTTGAAGGAGTAGAAACTGCAGAGGCTGAGATTAAAGCAGAAGTTGAAAGAGCCTTTAATGGACAACTTCCGTTACTTAATCTTCAAACTACCAATGTGTCTTTTGATACTTATACAAGTGTTTTTAACGTCGAAGTAATCTATGGATTGCCAAACAATGAGACCGTAAGTACCCTCATTGGTTTGGTCCTTATTGATGGTACTACCCCAATCTACCAGGAGTTCTTATGAGCATAACACCAGTATCTAATATCCCCATTGCAATTGATTACACAGGAAGAGATTACTACTCTTTGCGTGAAGATCTAATTGCAAGAATACAGGACCGCATACCTGAGTGGACTGCTTCTGACCCAGCAGATTTTGGTGTTGCTTTAGTTGAAGCCTTCTCGTACTTAGGAGACATGGTCTCTTTCTACATTGACAGAACAGCCAATGAGTCTTTTATTCAAACCGCAACACAGCGTGACAGCATTTTAAACATTGCTCAGACTTACGGGTATATTCCAGCAGGCTTTAGACAAGCAACGGTAGATGTAACTTTCTCTAACTCATCTGATGCAAACGTAACAATTCCTTCTGGAACCGTTGTTAGTGCTCAAGTAGTATCAAATGACACGGTGGAAACTGTTTACTTTACAACTAACGTAGATGCAACAGTTCCTGCCCTTGTTGACGATGTCCCTGGCGAAGATACAGTAAGTGCTGCAGAGGGTAGAAGCATTACTTTAGTTTCAGATGTAGCCAATACCTATGGCGAACTTGTGGGGACATCTACTGGAACTCCTGCAATGAGTTTTGAACTTGGAGAAACACCCGTAGTAGAGGGCTCCGTTGAGGTGTACGTTCAAGATGGAGATGTATACTCTAAATGGACACAAGTACAGCACCTACTTGATTTTGGTCCAACTGATCTTATCTACTCTGTGTTTTTAGACCAAGACAATGTTGTTTCAATAACGTTTGGTGATGGGGTGTCTGGATCAATACCAACTATTTATTCTGAGATTAGAGCAAAGTACACAGTAGGTGGCGGTGGACTAGGAAATGTAAGTGCAAACCTTGTAGACACTATTGAACATATTCCTGGTTTATCTGAAGGACAAGTTACCGCTATACAGAGCGCTGTCACTTTAACCAATACTGCAACTGCTCTTGGTGGTGCAGACCCAGAAAGCAATGACCAGATTAGAGTTTCTGCTCCATCTTCTTTGCGTTCTGGAAACAGAGCAGTAACATTAAAAGACTTTGCTGATTTATCTTTATCGGTAAGTGGGGTTGGAAAAGCAAATGCAACAGCAGCAGTTTGGACTTCTGTAACTGTTTATATTGCCCCTAGCCGTACCGCAATAGACACTGATCCAGCACCAGGGTTAGATGATCTTGGAGACCCTACAGCAGAATATGTTCGTTTAAAAACAAACTTAGAAACTTTCTTAAGTAATAAAGTGTTAATTGGCACAACCGTTACCATTCAACCTCCAACTTATGTTGACGTTGTAGCAAACATTCAGTACACAAAACTTGAACAGTACACAACAGAGGAAGTAGAATTAAGTTTAAAGAACGCTCTTTTAACTGGCTTTGGTTACACAGGTGTAAAGTTTCAAGACACTATCTATCCACAAGACATTGAGTTTGTTCTTCAACAGGCACCTGGGGTGCAGACTGTAAAAGTATTGGATCTCCATGACACTCTTGGAAGTGGTCTTGACACTATGGTTGGTGAACCAGGGGAGATATTTAGGTTTACAGAAGACAACACAAGTCTTAGCGAGATGTAATGGATCCTGTTAAACGTCTTTATGGAATCTATAGAGGTGTTGTAAAGGATACTAGAGATCCAGATAAGCAACGTCGTCTTAAGGTTTCAATACCACAAGTTTCGGGCACTGAAGTATCTGAATGGGCTTGGCCTATTGAGCCATCAAGTATTAATACTGATGTCCCTATTGTTGGCCAAGGTGTTTGGATCTCTTTTATTGGAGGAGATCCTGATTACCCAGTTTGGTCTGGAGCCTTTGGAAAGAACCAAGGCAAGAATAAAAAAATGTTTATTAAACCATTAGATAATAAGACATCTCTTACAGGTTTATCGGCACACGTTATTACTATAAAGAATTCTGATGGAACTACAGATGTAGATTTAACGGCTACCCTCATGGCGTTAGCAAACAAGGTAAAGACCCTAGAAACAAAGGTGACCACCCTAGAAGGCAAGGTCACAACTTTAGAAGGTCAAGTCACAACCTTACAAGGTCAGGCTCATACCCATTGATAGTTCAGCAGGTAAATAGGGGGCAAACCAGAGAAAATAGACCGTTAGGTCTGAGAGGAAAATAAGTGACAGCATCATATCCAATATCGGTTAAGTCCTTTTCAACAAAGGTAGATTTCACCGACACCGTTCTTGCCGAGCACGTAAACACCCTTCAAGATGAAGTTGCCTCTATACAGGCAAACCTTGGAACCTATATCAAAACTGGTTCTGGTTGGGTTGGGTCTTTTGACCAAATCACCACCAGTTGGGATAGTCTAAAAGATCGTCTTGCAAATATTGAGTACGGATTAAACACTGTTTATACAGAACGACTTCCAACGGGTGGAACAACTGGGCAAGTTTTAGTAAAGTCATCTGGTGATGACTACGATACCTCTTGGTCTACATTTGATGGCTTACCTTCCCAATCTGGAAATTCTGGAAACTATTTGACTACAGATGGATCAAGTGCATCTTGGGCTGCTGTTGCTCAAGGTGGAGAAACAATAAGTTCTTTCTTACTTGCTGGTTGTTAAGGAGCATTAGCCTGTGGCTAAATATGGAGTAAATTATTATGGTGCATCTAAGTACGGTGCTACCCCACAACTTAGGTTATCTGTTGCGCCTATGTCTGTACTTGTCTCTTCAATCATATCTACTGGGTTTAGAAAAGTAACAGTATCTTGGCAATCTCCTACTGGTGACTTTACAAGGTTTAGACTAGTAAGGAACCAGGCTGGGTTTCCAGAGACCGCTGAAGATGGTGTAATTATTTTTGATGAGTTTGCTGAATCTGGTTCTGTGTCTCGTTCATTTTTTGTAGATGGAGAAGACAACCCAACAGATGTTCCTATTGTTCCTGGTCGTCAGGTTTACTACAGAGTATTTTTGTTTACAACTTCAAAGTTTTGGGTTACTGCTGGATCTATCTCAGCCATTGTTCCATCAGATCATGGTGCACAAGATAGTTTGATGGGAATGATTCCACGTGTGTTTACCAGTAAAGAACAGGGGCCGTTGGGTGCTGTTGATGAAACTTCTGCTATTTATGACTTTATGTATGGGTTTTCTTTTACAGTAGAAGAATTTTTTACACTTATAGATTTGCTACGTCCTAGACACACTGGTTATGAGACACCTGTTTCCTTGATCTATGCGGAAAGAACAAACGTCGGTTTATCTGCTGAGCCTGGGTTACCAACTAAAAATCAAAAAAGATTAATTCGTGAAGCGCTATACATGTATGGACATAAAGGAACTAAGAATGGATTAGAGACTTACGCAGAATCAGTGACTGGATTTGCTCCAACAATAACTGTTTCTGAAAATCTTTTATTATCGGTTCAAGACTCAACATTTTATGACTCAATAGGTAACTGGGTATTTGAAAATGCAACGGCGGAAAAAAGTGAGGAGCAGGTACCTGCTACAGGAGACAATGTAATTGACAACGCCTATACCTGCAAGGTAACTGCTACAGATGCTTTCTCTATGGTCTTGGGTGCTGATAACCCAATAACAAAAGGTGTTCCAGTTATTGCGGACACCGAGTACGTTGCTTCTTGCAAAGTAAAGTCACCACCGAGTGACGGAAATGTGTTCATATCCATAGACTGGTATGACGGTACTGGTACATTTATTAGCGTAGATAATGGGTCTAACGTTTCTGCTAATAACACTTGGAAAACTGCAAGCGTTACCGCGACTGCGCCATCTGATGCAGTGTATGCGGTTCTTCAAATTTCCTCTAGCGCTGATGGACAATACTACATAGACCAAGTCTGTATGCAACTTGGGGACACTGTTGTCTATGACGAGGCTCGTGCTGTAGACATTTTTTTAAATTCAAAAAATATTAACTACATTACAAATCCATCTTTTGAAGAAAATGTAACTGATGGTTGGACGCTCTCTGGCGCAGCAACTGCGGTTCAAGATTTAGACGTGTCTACTGCAGCATACTCTGGAACTAACAGTGCAAAGATAACTGGCTCTGGATCATGGTCTATTACAACTGACGATATACCAGTAACTTCTGGTAACTACTACACGTTCTCTACTTACGTTAAGTGCGCCGAGACGTTCTCAATAACTTTTGAAGGAAAAGATTTTGAAGGTACAAGCACGGGGCACTTAGAGACTGTAAACTTTGAAGCAAGTCCAGATTGGACTCGAATTTCAGTTACTGATTTAATTGACGCAATAGGTGAGACAGAAGTTAAGTTCTATAGCATAAGTATTAACGGGGATTCTGGAGATTACTACATAGACTGCTTACAGTTTGAAAAGTCTACAAGGGCTTCGGATTACTTTGATGGGAGCCTGCCTTCTAACTTTGGGGCCGTTTGGGAAGGAAGCGCTGACGACTCTTACAGCCACCTGTATCCAAACAAGCCAAGTAAGAGCCCAAGACTGGCTAAGACACTTAAGGACTGGGTTCCACAAAATACCTTCTGGCGCCTGAGCACATACGCTGGGTTGGAGTACACAAACCTAACGGTGTAGGATCTGGGTCATGACTGACCTACTACTAACCGTTTTACTCACAGGAGTTGCAGTTACTTACGTAATTGAATTCCTAGATATGTTATTTAATGGCTTTGATTTAAAACAGGCCTTTAACAAATACCTTGCAATGCCGTTAAGTTTCCTTGGATTATTTTCACAAATGGAAATTAATTACGATTTCTTTGTACTCGTTCCAGCCACAACCCTTGTATCACTTGTTATAGGTTTGTGGTTAAATAAGCCAACTGTTGTACAGACACAGCGACTCCCAAGATTGTAGGAACAATGAAACAACTGGCCGTAATTAGTTTTAATACAGACGTAGATGTATACGACGGCTTGTCTAGGCTACTTGTAAAGCATCCTGATGCAACGGTTTTATTACCAATTATTGAGTATGGAGTATTTGCAAAGAGTGCTGTCAAGGCAGCGTTTGCATCTGGAAATCGAATACATTTTTTCTTATCTGAGACCGCTGCTATAGAAGAGGTAGCGGTTGTTGCTGAAGACATAACAAACTGCGTAGACCCTAACCGAGAAATTATTAGACACATTAAGACGGAAGACGTCTTAGGAATAGTTTGGGATGAGAGCACAGAGGTTCACGTTGCTCTACATGCTCTAGAGGATTACGGGTTAGAGACTTGGAACATTGCTGACGGTCTTGACGTGATTGAGATCGACTACTCAGAAGAAGGACCAGAGGATCTCCTAGAGGGTATGATGGATAGTCTGAGAGTCTTTGTGGAGAACATGACTGAGTACATAACAATGTCAGTCTTAGACGTATTGACAGAGACGATAGCCGAAAGATTGCGGGAGGATGAGGATAATAAAGACGTATCCCCATTTGAGGACGATGGTCTGTGAGGATCCCTTTAGGGGCTTATTCGGCTGACCTTACCGATTATCAGTTCCGTCTGCTCGCCACCTTGTGCCACTTAGCAGGCTCTGAGAGCCGTGTACAGACATCAGCAGCCTCACTTGGTATAGAGACTGGCAGTGTGAATGAGAAGACCGTCCGCAGAGGCCTCCTAGCCCTTGAGAAGGCTGGGTTCATTAAAAGAACTAAGACTAGAAGAGCAAACGGTTTTCGTGGCATAGACTTACTGGACATTACAGGCCCAGAGATAGCGACTGGGACTCTAGAAGCCCAGATCGAACGGGCCTCAAATGTCCGCACCTCACATGACTATAGGTCACGTAGCAGTATTACTAATAAGTCATTAGTACCTAATAGTAAAGATAGTAATCAATTAAAAGATATTAGAAACACCGAAGGTGTTTCAATGAAAGAGATACGGGTACCTATGAGAAAATGGGAAGATGATGGAGATGATCTGGCAGGATTTGGGTTGGTCGAACCTAAAGATGAGCCGAGCCCTAAGATCAGAAAATCCGATCCACGGACTAGGGGAAAGCGACCAGAACATGAGTGGAGTGCGATGGACGTCGCTGCTGAATTCTCATATCGAGTTGGTAAACGCTACCCGCTCCTACCAGGCACCGTTAACGTCAGACAGTTATCAGGAGCCCTCAGCAAGTTCCGCAAGCAGTACAACACCACAGCCTTAATTGAGTTAGAGTTACTCCGTCTGTTCTTGACAGATGAAAATAATTTCCGCAATATTGGCGATGAGGCTCCGTTCCTTTACAAAATGTACCTAGCCTCCTTCGGCAAGAAGATGAACCAAGCACGAGAAAATCTTGGACTTGGAAAAGTTAACGCCCCAACAGAAACTGTGGTTAAGATGGGCACACTCGTAGCAAGCGATGGACGTGTGTTCCAGAATTCTTTATCTGGCAGAGCACAACTAGAACGATACGAACGACAACTTAAGGAGAAAGCAAATGGCTAAAAAAGAATCACGTAAATTTGTAGTAACTCTAAATAAGAACCCTGAAAAGGGTGGAGCATGGCTAGCATTTGTAGCAGTAGTTACTGATGAAGATGTAGCGATTGCTCAACTGACAACAGCATGGGCTAATGCATCAGCAGCAAAGCGTTGGGTAAAGGCACAGGTGCAGGCAATGACACCTCGTAAGTCTGTAAAGATGATTGCAGGATCTGCAGTTGACTTGAAAGGCAAGCCAGTTTCATTCACTGGTGAGTTGGCGTTTAAGATATGAGGACTCGTTTAGTTTATGGAAGTCAAAACAAGTTCTTGCAATTTTACGGGGATGTAATGCTGACCGTAGGTTCCTTCTTCCAAAACATCGGTTTACGTTATGGCGGGATGTACGAGATTGAAGACTGGGAATCAGGGGACGACGATCTATAACATCCATGAGTTGTCTTCTCTTAAGAAACACTGGCTATTAAAGAACTCCAATATCCCACGTCGTTTCATTGGCTTAGATACAAAAGACATAATTGACCGTGCAGGTTCAATACCGCAAGAAGTTACAACGTGGATTGATGATTGCGTTAATGGTCATGTAATTAAGCAGGTAGGTAACATTGGTATAAATGGTGTTGGTCTGTTGTTTGATGGTGGTCCTGGAATTGGTAAGACTACCCATGCCGTAGTTGCGGCTATGGAGTTCTTAAGACGTCTACCAGACAACGATGTAGAGGCTGCAAAAGTCCTTGGTATGAACTCCGCTGACTATGGGTTAAATGCTCGTCCTATTTACTACATGACTTACCCAGAATTTTTATCTCGTAAGAAGGCGACGTTTGATGCAGACCTTGAAGACAAACGGGAGATGAATTATATCGTTGATGGGTTTCATGGAAGGTCTAAATTTGACTGGTTAAACGTCAGAGTTCTAGTCATTGATGACCTAGGAAAAGAGTATGGTTCAAAGTACGATGACACCTCATTCGATGAGATACTAAGACTTAGATACGACAAGGCACTGCCCACCATTGTTACAACTAATGTCAGGTTGGAAGACTGGGAAGCACAGTACAAAGAAGCAATGGCAAGTTTTGCTAACGAAGCATTTGTACGAGTACCTATAGTCGGCGCAGATCAACGGTCAGCACTATGAAAGGGATGAGAATGGAAAGTCCGTGGAGGACCATTCAGTTATTCATCTCTGCTCAGGCTGCTGGAATATTTGAAGTAGAAGTAGACACTGACACTAAGAAGACCCGTTGCTCTTGTCCTATATGGAAAAAGAGTGCTGACTGTAAACACACACGCTTTGTTGATGCAAAGATGTCATTGAACAGGGGGCACTACTCAATCCTTGTGCCTAATGAAATTCCAGAGGATTTGGCATTACAGGCAAGTGATGACCCAAAGAAGTTTCGTGACTTTGTAGTTAGGTATGCTAAAGTCGAGGTATTATGAAAAACGGAGACATATCAAACGTCTCCTCTCCGCAAGTAGTCTGTGTAACAGATGTTGTTATTGGATTAGTTGAAGAGGAAACAAAACGTTTGTTGTCTAAAAAAACAAAAACTAAATTGGGAGAGATCAACTTACAGAACGCAAATAAACTTTGGATATTATCTAACAACTACGGCATCTCTCTTGAGTTGGCTGGGTATGGTGACTTAGGTTGGACGGAAGAACTTTTAGAAGAGGCATTTGATACATTAGAACAAGAAGTAGTAAACCCCTTTAACTACTGGCACCTTTATGCAGATGTTGGAGAGTTAGTTAGGAAACTTCCATACCGTGCTAATCTTCGGGGCATTGTTGATGTACCAGGAAGAGTTGCAATGTATGGATCAGCAGGAGTAGAAATAGATAATCTGTAAGAGGGAGCATAATGGCGGCGGATAACGAACATCGTTTAGTCAGTAAAGTAATTCGTGATAGAGATATCACACCCGCATTACAGCGTGGGGTTTCTGATGCATGGTTCCTAGATGACGACAACAAAAAAGTATGGGCGTTCGTTCGCAAACATTACGGAGAATACAGTGAAGTACCAACAGCAGTAACTGTTAAAGATCATTATCCAAACTATAAAGTCTTAGATGTTCAAGATAGCGTTGATTATCTTCTAGACACAATGGTTGACTTTAGAAGAATGCTTCTTACTCGACAAGGTCTTGAAGTAGCAATCGAACAACTGCAAGATAACAATCACGATGCTGCGCTGCTTGCTATGGAAGCAACAATCACCAAAGTTAATGAGCAGGGCATCCTTGGCACACATGAGGTGGATCTATCTAAGAACACAGAGCAACGCTATAAAGATTACCAAGCACTACAGAACCAAGAGTTCTTAGGTATACCAACTGGGTTTGCAAAGATTGATGAAGCAACTGCTGGATTACAAGGCGGACAACTAATCACAATCATTGCACCTCCTAAGACAGGTAAGTCTCAGATAGCATTAAAGATTGCAATCAATGTTCATCAACAGGGTTATATACCTATGTTTCAATCTTTTGAAATGAACAACCACGAACAGCAACAGCGCCACGATTCAATGCGTGCGAATGTTTCACACAGTCGTTTACGCAGAGGTAAGTTACTTCCAGCAGAAAACGATAGGTATATAGATGTGTTAAACACTATGGAAAAGGAACACTCTTTTCACCTAGTGGATGCGGTAAATGGAATCACTGTGTCTGCATTGTCAGCAAAGATTGAGCAGAACAAACCAGACATTGTATTTGTAGACGGTGTTTATCTTATGCTTGATGAAGTTACTGGTGAGATGAACACACCGCAAGCCATAACAAACATTACTCGTGCTTTAAAAAGAATGGCTCAAAAGATAGACAAGCCAGTAATCATTACCACACAGACACTGTTGTGGAAGATGAGGGCTGGAAAAGTAACTGCAGACTCTATTGGATATTCATCCTCGTTCTTTCAAGATTCAGATGTAATCCTTGGTTTACAACCAGTCGAAGAAGATGAGCAAATTAGATTACTTAAAATTGTTGCAAGCCGTAACAGCGGACCAAGCGAGGTTGCTCTTACATGGAAGTGGGAGACTGGTTGTTTCCATGATGAGGATGACGCATTGAAATGCTCATATTGCACTGACTGGAACAGGCAATGATAGATGTCGAAAAGGTTTTGCTATCTTTAGACCTCACACTCTATTCTCAACGTGGTGAAGAGGTGCAGGGCTTATGCCCTATGCATAAAGAGAGAACTGGAAAAGAAGATCACAACCCATCGTGGTGGATTAATACAGACACTGGTGCACACATATGCTTCTCGTGTGGGTATAAGGGTAACGTATACACACTTGTAAAAGATTTAACTGGCCTTAATTTAAATGGCGCTAAGTCTTTTATAAAGGACAAGGGCAATGCCCCTATTGATAGTCTTATGAAAAGGATTAAAGAACTACCCCAGTATGTTCAAGCAGAAGAACCCGTATCAATGAGTGAAGCAAGACTGGCTGTGTACACAGACGCTCCAGATATTGAGTTAAAGAAAAGATTCTTAACTAGAGAAGCAGTTAATCATTGTGGTGTTCGTTGGGACTCTAAGAACGAGTCTTGGATCTTACCTATTCGTGATCCAGAAACTTTTTCATTACTGGGATGGCAAGAAAAGGGTGCCAGAGGTAGATTCTTTAAGAACCAACCAACTGGAGTGAAAAAATCTAAGACGGTATTTAATGTAGAGAATTTAAACCCAGACTTACTCGTAGTTGTTGAATCACCGTTAGACGTCGTTCGTCTTGCATCCTTAAATCGTTCAGGAGCCATCTCTACATATGGAGCAATAATTAGCGAAGACCAAGTAAAAATTATGCGTAGATCTAAAAGAGTAATTGCAGCATTTGATAATGACAATGCTGGTAAAAAGGCAAACGAACAAATAAAAGATTATTCAAGAAAATATGGAATTGATTTATTGTTCTTTAACTATGAGGGTGTAGATGTAAAGGATGTTGGAGACATGACACCAACCCAAGTTACAGAGGGACTTGCTAATGCTAGACACGTCTTGTCTTTAAAGGAGAGTTACTTGTAATGGATCTTAGAGACAAAGAAAGACCCCTGCATGTGTGCGTCTGCGGCTCTACTTTATGGAACGTAAAGGCAATGTTTGAAGATGGAGAGATCTCCTTATACATGCTGGACATGGAGTGTGCACTGTGTGGTTCCCTAGCAACCGCCCCAACTCCGATAGACAATGTTTAAAGGAATTTTGAAACCGTATCAACCCGAGGCAGTAGCCAAGATGGTTGATAGAAAACAAATGCTTGTTGCATATGAGATGGGTCTTGGAAAAACTTGTATGACAATTGCTGCTATTGAAAAATTGCGGGAACAGGGAGAGGTAAATAGTCCAGTCTTAGTTATTGCATTGTCTAGTTTGAAATATCAATGGGAAAAAGAAATACAAAAGTTTTCTAATTCAAGCACCACTGTTATAGACGGAAGTAAGTCTACAAGAATACTTCAGTATGACCGTGGGGCAAAGAGTGAATACATCATATGTAACTATGAGTCTGTAGTTAACGACTGGGACATGGTAAATGCCTTTGAATGGTCAGCAATAATATGTGATGAAGCAACTGCTATAAAAGGGTTTAGATCAAAAAGATCAAAAGCCGTAAAGAAACTTGCTTCTGCTGTTCCAATTAGGTTTGCTTTAACAGGTACTCCTATTGAAAACGGAAGGCCAGAAGAGTTGTACAGCATCATGCAGTTTGTTGATCCAAAGTTACTTGGACGATTTGATTTGTTTGACCAGACGTTTATAGTCCGTAACCATTTTGGTGGCGTACAGCGTTACAGAAACCTTCCAATATTTCATGAAAAAATGAAACAGGCAGCAGTTAGAAAAGTTCAAACAGACGCTGATGTTGCTCCGTATCTTCCAGACACAATTTACCGTGACCCACTTCTTGTATCTTTAGACTCTAAAACATCTTTGTTGTATAACACAGTTGCAGATGAGTTATCTCAAGAGTTGTACGAAGCACAACAGTTACTAGGATCAAACTTCTCTTTAATGGCTCACTATGGCCATGATCAAAAAAGCGGTGGTCCAGTTGATGCTCTTCGTGGGTCAATTATGAGCAAGATAACTGCTTTAAGAATGCTGTGTGACCACCCACAACTACTCCAAGAGAGTGCTGACAAATTTGATAAAGGAGATGGAGAGGGCAGTGCTTATTGTAGTAACTTAAACTTTAGAGGACTATTAGAGGGCGTAACTAAATCGCACAAACTAGATGAGTTAAAGACTTATGTAAAAGATCATCTAGATACTGACCCAGAAGCAAAGGTAGTTATATTTACATCTTATGTCGGCATGTTAAAGAAAATTCAGGAAGTTGTTGGCGGAACTCTTTACACTGGTTATATGAACTCAAAAGAGAAAGAAGCAAGTAAAGAGAAGTTCCTTACAGACCCAGAGTGTCGAGTATTCATATCTTCAGATGCAGGTGGTTACGGAGTGGACTTACCTATAGCAAACTTGTTAATCAACTACGACTTGCCATGGAGCGCTGGTCTGGCGGTTCAAAGGAATGGCAGAATTAAGAGAGCGTCAAGCCGTTGGCCTAGTATCACTATCCAAGACATGATAATTGAGAATTCGCTTGAAGAACGTCAGCATGATATGCTCCAACAGAAGAACGCCGTAGCAGATGCAGTACTAGACGGTATGGGGATTAACGCCAAGGGAGGCGTTGATCTAACAGTGGGATCTCTGATAGGGTTCCTACAAAAGGAAAGACCATAGGGGGTAAAAATGGCAAGAATAAAAAATATAGAACCAAGAATGTCTGATGAAAATGACTTTGGATATCAAGCAAAACAATACGTATTTGTAAAAAAACAAGTTGAGTTCTTTGAAACAGAACTAAAAAAGTTAAAGGAAAAAATCTTTGAACACATAGATTCCAATGGTGAACTTGACGGAAACGGCAATCTTTTTGTTGAGTTGCCTACGGAGGTTGAGGGTGTCAAGATGTTCCAAAAGCAACGTAGAGTTTCTCGTAAAATTGAGGAAGGTGTTGCAGAACAAATAATTTCCGACAAGGGAATGGAAGATGAGTTATACAAGACCATTCGTGTTGTTGATGAAGACGCTTTAATGGCTGCTCTCTACGAGGGTAAATTAACCGAAGAAGAAATTGAACAAATGTACCCAGAGAAAATTGTCTGGGCGTTAGTGATGAATAAGAGATAACAGATGGCTGGACTACGTGGAGAAGATGAGATCGAGAGAGCATTTGCTGATCTCGAATACATCCCTGGCTCCAAACGTAAACGCCGTGATCCAGACGAAAAGGTTTCTCGCCGTAAAAGCGGTGAGAGTAATGGTTGGGATAAAACACCAATCGTTAAAACACTAGGAGGAACAGAGACAGAGGTCTTTACTATCAGTGCACTAGCAATAGCACTAGAAAAGACAATTGTTACTGTCCGACTGTGGGAGCGCAAAGGTTACATACCACGTGCACCATATCGACTTCGGTCTAAGACCCTTGCAGGGAAAAAGACTGGAGGAAACCGTGTGTATACCAGAGCACTAATAGAGTCAGCAATCGACGAGTTTAATCGTCGAGGACTGTTAGGATCAGCCCGTGTAGAGTGGAATCAACACGATGATCTTACCGACGCACTCGTTAAGCGTTGGAAAGAGATAACCCAAACCGAGAGCCAGTAGTTTATTAATCCGTACAGTGATACGAAATAAACTGAGCGCCTCATTACCGAAAAGATAAAAAATGCCTATAACAAAACCAACAGTAGATGCTTCTGCTTACCTTGATGAGGATGGCGAAGACACAACACCTAAAGTCGGCACCACAGTTCAAGAGGGCTGGGATGCATTTGACTCAATTGTAAAGTCAGAAACTTCAGAGTTTCCGACTGACTTTCGCTTCTCTGAAGAACCGCAACTTGTTAAGTTCTTAGATGACGCACCATTTGCATCTTACGAACAACACTGGATTGATCGCCCAAAGGGCAAGAAGTCTTTTGTTTGTATCGGTGATGCTTGCCCACTTTGCGACGTTCTAGGGGACAAGCCTCGTGGCAAATTTGCATTCAACATTGTTGTATTAACTGGGGACACTCAGGGAGTACAAATCTTGACAGCGCCACCATCATTGGCCCGTCAAATTAAAAAGGCTCATGAAGATGAGCGTAAAGGACCTCTATCAAAAGAGTTCTGGGAAATTTCTCGGTTAGGAATGGGACCAACAACGCAGTATACCCTTAACTTCGTTCGTGGTCGTGACCTGGCAGAGGAATGGAAGTTGAATCTCGATGAGGTTCAAGGGCTTGTAGCAGCCGCTGTACCGTTCACAGCAGAAGTTATTCGTGAGACCCCTCGCTCCGAAATGCTTGAGGTTGCTCGCTCTGTAGCGTAAGCACACTTCCAAAGAAAGGGGGCCTGCTTACTTCCGTTTCCAGGTTCCCTTTCATTAACTTTGAGGGATATATGAATATTATTACAACCAAAGAAGAGTTAAAAGATCTTGTTGAGTTTTACTCCAAGGTAGATGCATTTGCTTTTGACGTTGAAACGGTTGGCGAAAACCGAATTCAACCTGTAGTTAACGACGTTATGTGGATATCACTAGCAACTGAGGGACGCACAGATGTAATACCAATGGGACACCCAAACGGAGAGTTCTTAAATTGGGATAAAGAACTGCTACTTAGTGGACAACGTAAAGTTACTGCTGGAAAAGATTTAAGAGACACCGACTATTCTAAAAACGAAGCAAAATGGAAACCCATATTTGACGCACCACCAGAACAACTTCTTCCAGGGGATGTGTTCAAGGCATTAAAACCTTTATTCTTTAGCAACAAACTAAAAATTGGTCACAACGTTAAGTTTGATCTTAAATCAATTGCTAAGTATTACCGTGGAGTAGTTCCTCAAAAGCCATTCTTTGACACAATGATGGCTTCTTTTGTTATTGATAACCGCAGTAGAAACAGTTTAGGACTTGCCGCTTGCGCTGAAAGAGAGTTAAAGATTAAGGTTGAAAAGGGAATTGGAGCAATGGTTGAAGTTCACTCATTTAGTGACGTTGCTCATTACTCTGGGTTTGACTCTGAAGTAACTTGGAAACTTTATAAGATTCTTGATCCACAACTCAAAGGAGACTTAAAAAGAGTTTGGGCTTTAGAAATGGATGTTGTTGGAGCACTCTGTGACATGGAACTTGCTGGAGCCAACATAGATGTAGAAGAATTAAAGAGGTTAAAAAACAGAATTGAAAAAGACATTGACAATGCAAAAGCCAGAGCATGGAAATTAACTGGTAAACCATTCTCTATGAACTCTATAAAAGAAAAACAAGAGTTACTATTTTCTACTAAAGAAGAAGGTGGACGTGGAATTAAACCTAACCTTCGGGTAAGGGTTGCTCTTACTGCAAAGGGGCAGACTATTGCTGCATCTGATCCATCTGCTTTAACTATAAATCAATACTCGGTTTCATCAGACGCTCTAGAGTTCTACAGAACAAAAGATGAACTAGTAGATGCAATATTGGATTATCAAGATTTAAACAAGTTAATGACTACATACGTTATGCCTTACCTTGGTGGAGAGATTACTAGAACAACTATGGGTAAAGAAAAAATTGTTGATAAGAAGAGCCTTATGATCAATGGTCGAGTTCACACTAACTTTAAATCCCATGGTGCAGAGACAGGAAGATTCTCTAGCAGTGATCCAAACCTACAGAACATTCCTAGCAGTGGAGAGTACGGAAAATTAATTCGTAATCTTTTTGTTGCCCCTCCTGGATACAAACTTGTAGTTGCTGACTACTCACAAATTGAGCCAAGAATTATTGCGGCATTCTCTAACGACCCAATTATGGTGCAGAACTATAAAGAAGGAGGAGATATCTACACAACAATTGGTAAGACAATGGGAGTAGATCGTAAAGCAGGAAAGGTTCTCGTTTTATCTATTGCCTATGGTGTTGGACCAGAAAAGATTGCTCAAAGTATTGGGTGCACAGTAAGAGATGCCAAAGATCTTTTGAATAGATTTACTGAACAGTTTAGTGACATCTCTAAGTATCGAGCCAAGGTGATTCGTCAGGCAAGTTTAAGACCGCCTACTCCCTATGTCTCTACCCTTTTAGGTCGTCGCAGGTACATCCCAGACTTAAAGAGCAGAGAAATAGGGTTGAGATCAAGAGCAGAAAGACAGGCATTTAATACAGTTATTCAAGGTTCTGCAGCAGATTTAATGAAATTAGCAATGGTGAGAGCACACTCTTGTTTTGTGGATGAACCAGATGTGAATGTCGTTTTGACTGTACACGATGAACTTGTTACCGTTGCTCGTGAAGATCTAGCAGAAGAGACTGCCGAAGCAATTCGGGAATCAATGGAAGGTATTTTCTTTCCAGAGATTACAGTTCCACTTATTGCAGATGTAAAGATAGTTAACAAGTGGGGAGAAGCAAAATGAGTAATGCAGACTGGTGGGCTAAACAACTAGGTGGACAACCTGCAGCACCAGTTGCACGTCCTACAGATATCCCAATGCCACCATCACAACAACCAATGGCAAGATTTGCACCGACACCAATGCGAGAAGAACAGACAAAAGCGCAGAGTGCAAAACAGACTCAAGTTTGTCCAGATTGCGGTTCTGGAAATTATATGGCACCCGCACAAAACATAGGATTAAGATGTTATGACTGCGGGTACCCACTACAACAATCGGGAAGTAAATTTGGCTCTTTAACTGGAGCAAAAGTTGAAGGAGCAGTAAAGCCGTCAACAGGAAATGATGTTCAAAGTAATTGGAATCCACAAGGTATTATTGGGAGAGTAGACGGATGAATGATGAAGCAAAAAAAATCATTGCGTTACTTAACAAAAAGTTCGGTGAAAACGTTGTCGTACTCGCTTCTGATATTCGTTCCGATCTTATTCCTCGTATTACCTCTGGCTCTACTACATTGGATTACGTCCTTGGAGGAGGATTTCCTGGAAACCAATGGAATGAATTAATCGGTGAACCATCACATGGTAAGACCGCTTTAGCGTTAAAGACCATAGCAGCAAATCAAAGATTAAGTCCAGAACACACAACTGTGTGGGTGGCTGCAGAGCAGTGGGTACCCGAATATGCCGCTATGTGTGGTGTAGACACTAGTCGGGTAATTGTTATTGAGACCAGTATTATGGAAGAGGCTTATCAAGCCGTAATTCAATTTGCAGAATCTAAGTCTGTAGATGCAATTGTTATTGACTCCTTACCAGCCCTTTCCCCTGCTCCTGAAATGGAGAAGGATATGAGTGAGATGACTGTTGGTCGTGGAGCACTGTTAACAAATAAATTTTTTCGTGTAGTAGGTACTGCAATGAAGCGCAGCCTTGTAGAAGATGAGCGTCCAGTACTTGGGTTAATTATTAATCAATATCGAATGAAGATCGGTGTTATGCACGGAGATCCACGAACAACTCCTGGAGGAGAAGGAAAGAACTACGCCTTCTTTACTCGTTGTGAAGTTCGTCGTGATGAGTGGATAGAGATTGGTTCTGGAACTAACAAGGTCCGTGTAGGACAAAGAATTAAAGTTAGAACCCTAAAGAATAAAACAGCACCACCGCAACGTGTTGCTTACTTTGACTTTTACTTTGCTGATGGTGGGGATTGCCCTGCTGGTGAGTTTGACTTTGCAAAAGAAGTTGCATCCCTTGCAGTTGTTAAGGGCATTATTGATCGCAAAGGTGGTTGGTACTATCACGGAGAAAGAAAGTGGCAGGGCATTGAACCAGTCATTGCCAGTATTCGTGAAGAAGTAGACTTAAAAGAAGCGCTAGAAAAAGAAGTGTTTAGTACAACAGACATGCCAATGGCGGGAGATAACGATGAGTAAGTCTTTTAACGTAAACGATCAAGCATGGGCACATGATTTAGAGAAGGGTGTAGAGGCTTACACTGACATGCTCTTTGAAGCAGTGTGGGACGCAAACGATGTTGAGATTGTAGAAACATTGTCTGGGGAACCTTTTTGTGGTTGTTCACCGTGTTTTTGGCGTGAAGCCTTGTTTTATATTGTTCCTAAAATTATTGAAGGGTACGAAGAAGGGAAAATAGAACTTGAAGACTGAAGGACAAAAACAGTCTCAGAAGCACGAAAAGAGAATCGCTAAGAAAGTTGGCGGATCTGTTAACGCAGCGTCTGGTGCTTTTTGGTCTAGAAAAGGAGATGTGAGATCAGTCGACCTACTGATTGAACATAAGTTTACTGGAAAGAAATCTTTCTCAGTAAAATCCGATGTCCTAAAGAAAATAGTAAGAGAGGCAATACTTGATGGAAGAATGCCAGTACTTGGTATCCATCTTGATGGGGAGAATTACGTGATTCTTCTTGAAGACGACTTCCTGGAAATGCGAGAGAAAATCAAGGATGCCTAAAATATGGATGAACCAGAATACTCCTGGAGATATGAAGCAAGGTGCTCAGGACAAGACACCGACATCTTCTACCCTCCTCGTGATAAAGAGCAGTACAAAACAATCGCTACTAAGGCAAAAGCATTCTGTCTTGGTGAGACAGGGAAGAACCCCTGCCCTGTACGCTCCGAATGTTTATGGGATGCAATCAAGCGAGATGAGCCACACGGAATCTGGGGTGGGTTAAGCCATAGAGAACGCAATGCACTTATACGTAAGTGGAGTAAAAAGTATAAGAAAAAAATGTCCCTAAAAGATTTTATATTCAGCATAGAAAAGGAATACTAAATGGCGCAAACAACAGACTTGAAAAAGTTTTTGGACACTAAAAAGGCTGACACAAGACTCATAGGTGATATTGAGCGCCACTTAATGCGTAGACCAGAGGGAGACAGAAGCACCTTAGTTCTACACCCATCTGAAATGATAAAGGCTGATTTTTGTCATAAGTATTCCTATTACTTGTTAACTGGTGGTAAGAAGAAGGGTAACAAACCAGGATTACGACTTCAATCAATCTTTGATGAGGGCCACGCAATTCACCACAAATGGCAGAACTGGTTTAGAGAAATGGATGTTTTGTTTGGTGAGTGGAAGTGTTTAGTTTGTAAAGAAATTACTGAAGGCATTTCTATAATGGAATGCGAACACTGTGGTTCTAAGGTTCTTAACTACAATGAAGTTACTTTAAAAGATGAGTCTCTTCGTATTTCTGGACATACAGATGGTTGGATCCGTGGCATTGGTGAAGATTGTTTAATTGAAATAAAATCTATCGGTGCTGGAACTTTGAGGTTTGAAGCACCAGACCTACTGTATGACGCTAACGGAGATGTAACTAAAGCCTGGAAGAACATTCGTCGCCCATTCCGAGGACATTTACTACAGGGTCAAATGTACCTTGAGTTAGCAAAGAGAATGTTTGGCGATGACGCACCAGATGAGATCGTATTCTTATACGAATTGAAGGCAGATCAAGACTACAAAGAATTCACTATAAAGGCTGATTATGATGTTGTTAGTCGAATCTTTATTGCTGCAGAAAAGATAAATGTAGCAGTTGATGCTGGGGTATCTCCTAAATGCAATGTAAGTCCTGATGGGTGCAAGCAGTGTGACTTGATCGGAGAATGATGTCTGAGTTAGACTTAATTACACAGCAGGGTTTAGACCTACCTAAACCTAAGTATGACCAAGTAACTTTGCCACCAGACATAACTGACTTAAGCAGCGAGCAGTTGGCTGAAATGTTCACCATCCTCACTGGGTGGGCTGACTACATGGCCTCACAGTTAGTGCAGGCTCAGTTATCTGAGCGTGCAACAGAACGTGACCTAGATCTCATGACCAACCGTTTACTCGTAGAGAAGATGGGTTCTGCCGCTAAAGGAGACAGGATCACGCTCGTTAAGGCTCAGATTTCTGTAGATGAACGTGTTTTGGATTTGGCTGAAAAGCATGAGAAACGCTACGCTTACCGCAAGATACTAGAGATGATGTTGAACAATCAAGAACGGGACATCACTTTAGTTTCGAGGGAAATAACAAGAAGGTCAAACGGAACACTACGAAGGGATACGTTTACAGTATGAAAAAGTTAATTGTAGTAATTGCATTAATTGCAGGTCTAGTAAGTCCTGCACAAGCAGATGTACCTCCATCAATTGCAATTATTGATAATGGGACACGATCTGCACTATTTCCAAACAACATTTCCTATGAGGTGTGTCTACTTTCATCAGGAAAGTGCCCAAATGGAAAACCAACTATGGAGGGTGCTGGCGCAGCAAACCTGCCAGCAACAACCAACAAGGATTTTAACCACGGCACGCAGATGATCTCTGTTGCTTTAAAACAAAATCCAACAGCCAAGGTTATTCCTATCCGTATTGTGGGTATGACTGCTGCGGGTAATCCAAGCATTTACTCATTAGATGATGTACAGAATGCATTGAACTGGATTGTTGCTAATAGAACTAAGTACAACATTGCAGTTGTGAGCGTTGCTCAAGGTCGCATTTTTGCTGATTGTAAAGTTCCAGTAGGAATGACAGAGAACATTGCAACGCTAAAGGCAGCAAATGTTCCTGTGGTCACTGCTGTAGGTAATGACAGCAATCGAACTTCAGTATTTTCACCTGCATGTATTGCAAATGCTGTTTCAGTTGGAGCAACAGATAATCCTTGGCCTGGTGTCCAAGCAATTGAATATGACAAGACAGCGGCCCCATACATTGCTCGTTATAGCAATGGTGCTCAAGGTCAGACTGACTTCTTTATTAATCCACGATGGATTGCAACCATGCTAGATGGCTCTACTAAGTTCACTTTAGGAACATCAAATGCAACTGCAGTCTTTGCTGGTTGGTGGTTACTTAATAGAAAAGCAACCTTTGATGAAACTTACAACTCATTAATGGCAACAACAATTGAAGCCAAGAATGAGTTCCAAGTTGGAAGATACATTAACCTTCCATGATTATTGGTCTATCAGGATACGCACAATCAGGTAAAGATGAAGTTGCCAAGATTCTGGTAGAAGAATTTGATTTTGAACGGGTGGCATTCGCAGATGCCATCCGTGATTTACTTTATGCGGCCAACCCAGTTGTTAATGGTTTAGCAAACGACATACAACACGCTGTAGATCACCGTGGCTGGGATGAGATAAAGAAAGTACCTGCTGTAAGAGCACTATTACAAAACATTGGTGTTGGCGCACGTGAAGTATTAGACGAAAATGTTTGGGTAATTGTTGTACTACAAAAACTAGGGGACATCAAACAAAACTATGTAATTACTGATGTGCGTTTTGAAAATGAAGCCATAATGGTGAAGAGCGTTGGTGGAGTTTTGTGGCGCATCAGTCGCCACGGTGTTAGCGCAGTTAATGAACACATCTCAGAAAATAAATTAGACGGGTATAAATTTGACCAAATTCTAAAGAACGAGGGATCTTTAGATGACTTACGAAAACTTGTTCGTAAGAGAATAAACTTTTCCCTCAATGCCAACTAAGTTAATAGAAGGCGGATCCATAAAGAAGGACTCTGCCGTTGCAGTAGGTATTGATCAATCATTAACTGGATTTGCTATTACCGTTCTTAGTGTGGAAGAACCATCTCACTACCTCACTTGGGTTTATAAGTCCCCTTACTTTGGTATTGAAAGACTTGCAGATATTAGAGAGTGGCTTATAGACAACTTAAACTACATGGAAGATCACTGGTCTATTACTGACATTGCAATGGAGGGCACTGTCTTGATGAGCCACGCCGCATTAGTTCTTGGAGAGTTATCAGCAACAGTACGTCTATCTATCTTTGATTTCTTTGAAGAGGGAGACGATCGTAGGTTTCCCCTGAAGGTTCCACCAATGACCTTAAAAAAATACGCTTCTGGTAAAGGTAACTCCAAGAAACAAGAGATGCTCTTGCAGATATACAAGCGATGGGGAATTGAATTTAATGACGACAATGCTGCAGATTCCTATGCTTTGGCACGATTAATCTCTGGAAACTCCATTACTAAGATGGAAGAGGAAATTGTGGCGCAAATGAAAGATGCTAAATACAGAGACCAACCACGACTTTAGCCTTACCATGTAGTCCAGGAGCGGCACACTAATTCGAACCAAAGGACTAATAATTGAATACTACACCTGAACTTCCAAATGAAGAGCCGTTCCTACGAGTTAGCGCATCGTCTAATCCTCAAAGCGTTGCATCCGCAGTTGCTCATGCAATATATGAGAAAAAAGAAGTAAAGATGCGTGCAGTGGGTGCTGGAGCAGTAAACCAAGCAGTAAAGGCCATTGCTATAGCCAGAGGCTATGTAGCCCCTCGTGGCATGGACCTATCATGTATTCCAGGATTTACCACTATTCAAAGTCGAGATGGCGAAATTTCAGCAATTGTTTTTGCCATTACAGCGCATTAAATAAGGTTTATCCTTAGAACAAATTAAGGAGTCACAATGGCAACTTGGGCAAGTATGGGACACGCTATGCGACGTCGTATGGGCGTTCCCTCAAACCACCTAGAATCGGCAGGTAAAGGAATGAATAATCCAACCCCAGAACAGATCATTGCTACTGGTGCAAGAGCGTACATGGGATCAGACGCTAATACATTTAACAATGTAAGCGGCGCTCCTTCTGTTGGCACATTAATGCCAAAGAAAAATACACAAGCAGCAGAACCAAATTACGGTACAAAAGCAAACCGTCAAAACATTGAACGCAAAGGTGCTCAATACAGAATCACTGCAAAGATGCCAGCACCAGTTAATATCGAAGCATCTGCAACAATGATGAATGCACGTATCGTTCCTTCAGTCAGTGGAAAGCAATCACCTAACTTTGCTGCTGGAATGGAAGGCACTTACTAACATGCCTTTATCGTCATCCCAATTTGGTGGAGGCGATACACCATCACCCAGTATTCCGATGGCGTTAAGCGCATCTACCACAGGGTCTATTGCACAACAGACTGCTTGGCGTACCCCTCGTAGAGATTCGGCTCCTTTGTCGTACTCTAAACGAAACGCTGGTACCACATACAAGTGGGATGATGACAAACTGCCACAAATGCCTGGCTCTGATAGGGGCGCAGGAAGCAATGGCTAACACATTAAGTAGTGCACAATTTGCTGAACACGTAAACCAAGGTGGAGCAAGTCGTAGTTTTAAAACTGGAGAAGTTCCAGAAAGTCCTGGAGTTATGGTATCTATTCCTGGACCAGAACGCATTAGTTCAACTCCTTACACCGTTAAAAAGGCAGATGAGTTTAAGAAGTTACACGCTCACACAGTTGATAGCAATGCTTATCAAGGTGGTTGGAAAGTTGGAAATAAAGTATACGAAGATGTAAGTATGAAACAACCTACACTTGATTCTGCACGTAAAGCAGGAGAAGAAGGAAAACAAATTTCAGGTTATGATTTAGGTAAGACAGATATTCGTCGCCCAGAGGGTGGGTTGATTTACTTTGGTCGTAACGTTCCTGGTATTGAATCTAATTCAGATTTTCGTTCTGGCCCAGCAACAACAAGCGAATCAGAGCGTATGGAACCAAAGCCAAGGGCTCAAGAGTTTGCAGATCAGGCACACATTAGTCGTGATGCAACACGTATGAACAGATCAGGAAATGTTGTTCCTGTTTCAGTTAATGAAGTGTACGCAAAGATTGCAAAGAACCGTAGAAATAGAGGCGTCTAATGGCTGGTGGAGTTAACAACTTTTCAGCCTCACAAAACTGGCAATCGCTAGGTGCTGGCGGATTAAATGGTTATAACAATCAAGGTGGTGCAGGCACACCTGTAGCACATGACACAATGGATGCACTTCGCATTGGTGTTGGTCGCATACCTTCCGCAGAATATCCAGACGGTTATCTTGGCACAATCCGATCACGTCGTGATGATCGTTTATTAGACTCAATCAAAAACCGTGTTAACCAGAAGGCTTATCAACGGGGTGTTCACAAGGGTGAGCGTATTGAGCCATCCATGTATTACTGGCCTCAAGATGTTGGGCCAATGCGTGGTATTGAGCGTCAGATGAAAGCAGTACCAGTAAACTACAATGGTGCCATAACTTACATGATTCCTCGCAATGCTCCACAGACACACCTAACTCCTGCTCCACACCTTGTTAACGACGGTAAAGCAAACACCGTTGCTAATGAGCCAGGTCAAATTGATGCACGTCGTCAGGCGATGATGGCTTACTTAAGACCAGCGTGGTCATAGGATGGCTAAATTTGGAGTAGACCCACACGGTCGTTGGGATAAAAATATTGCCGAAGCACAATTTAAATTACACGTTGAAAACATTATTAATAAATACAAAGAAGCCCCAGAAGAAATGCTAAAAGGTGGCCATGAGTGGTACAACAAGGCACACGATGTAGCAACCACAATTGGCCGTGGAGATGTAAACAAAGGCGCAGGAGTAATTGCAGCACTCTCTCCACTTAATGGGTGGGAACGAAACGTTGCTGAAGCACACGAACTTATTAGAACAGGTAATGTAGCAAGCGCTTTATTACCAGCCAACGTGGATAAGGCTCGTAGAATTCATGGCGGAGAAGATCCTGAAAAGGTACTTGGTGGTAACAAAGTTAAAAGTTTTTATCAAAACATATCAGATCCAAGTAACCCTGCTCCAGTAACAATTGATCGACATGCTTATGACATTGCCGTCGGTAGACCTTTTGTTGGCGCAGGTGGTGGTAAAGCAAAAAGTAATATTACTACTGGCCCAAGTGGTCACGTACCTATGACTGAAGATCTTGGATTAGGTTCTATTGGACGCTATAAACATTTTGTACATGCCTATCGACATGCTGCTGGTGAACTTGGTGTAGATGTACCTCATAAAGTTCAAGCAACAACTTGGGTAACTCATAGAGGGGCAATAGGATGACACAACCAGTTGATGGCGTCTATGACCACACCAAACCTTGGCGTGCACCCTTAAAACCAGACTTAGTAGCAAAGCGTTACCAATACAATGGCCCATGGGCATCTAACATGGAACGCTTAACACAACAGGCATTGATGGTTATGAACATTCCAGGAAAAGATATTCAAGAGATGGTTCGTCCACCTCTGCCACAAATTCGTTTGTTTCCAGATCGTTTTGGATACGGAGATCGCTCTCAACCAGGTATTGATGACATTGTGAGTGTAGACAGAAATTATGTAGAGCCACGTGTATCCTGGTACTCAGGTGGAGTGTCTGGTTTCCAGGCTGCTTCTCGAAATGGATTGGAGTCTAACTAATGAATACTATTGCATCACCAGCAGATGACTTTAATGGTAAGAAGCCAGGATCAGGTTACACAAATCGTGCTAAAGGCGAATCTAACATAGTTCCAAATCGTGCAGCAAAACGTAGACCTTTTTTAAGTTCTTACGAATATGAGCACGTACTTCGTGCTAAGCCAGGAGACAAAGCACCCAAAAGATGGGGTGGCGGTAGACTTGGCGAGTGGGATCCAGAGAGAGGACAGAATTAATGGATGATGGAGATGGCATGATAACAATGGAATTGCAGGCTCGGCAGATTGCCGATAATGCTACAAAATATAACGGATCCACGCCATGTCCAACCTGTGGGGTAGTCATGAACCCCGTAGAATTTATGGCTAATAGAGGTCATTGTTTGTCTTGTGTAACTCAGCGTAATGCCAAAAGAGTTAAAGGAAAAATGGCATGATATTTAATGATCGTAGAAGAACCCGCATTAAGAGTGTTAAAGAACGTCAAAGGGTACATAATTTAGTCAGGGAGTCAGGTGAATACATTTCTTCTCCAGAAGGAAGGTTTCCTGCATCCCGCAAAGAGCAGTACGCTCAATCTGCTAAAGCGGTAGACACCGTAATTGAGGCAAACAGAAAGAAGAATAAATAATGGCTGTTAACTCATCACGTTCAATGAACAAGTCACTAGATGACGGTGCAACTGATGGAAAGTATCGTAAGGCTCGTCCAGACACAGAAGTGACAATGGACTCTGCCCCTACAGAAGCCAATCGTCAAACATTACATCCATTTTATGGATACGGATTTCAAACCTCTGAGTACCCAGCAAAGGTAAACCCAGGTAAGTAATCATGGCATCAGTTCCAGACCGTGCTAATAATCCAAAACGTAAATTTCATTACGGTGATACATACCGTAGTGGTGATTTAGGATATGACCGTGATTTAGACTCTGGTATTTCTGAAGACTATATTGATAGATTAGACAAAGAGTTAAAGCGTAGACCAGGAAAGTTTGGTAAGTAATCATGGCTAAGAAAAAGACCGTACCTTTAAACTCAGAGGAAGCACTTGCTCATCTCTCTGCAGGCTTAGGTGGAATTCCTATGCGTTACGGTAATGGGCCAAGCGTTACTGCTGTTCCAGATCGTGGTAGTGACCCTAAGCGTAAAATTGATATGAACAAGCCTTGTAACGACTGTGGAATGATTCATAATGATCCAAATTTTGATTACAAAACACATTCAAAGGAAAAACAACTAGGCAATATTGTTGGCAACGCATTATTTAAGGGGATGTAATTATGGGAAGCACACAAGCAGAGGGATACGCTGCACACGATAAGCAGTTTAAACGCAACGGCAGTGCTGGTCTTCTTGCTCACTTGCAAGGTAATCATTATCCACCAGTTCCAGCATCAATGCTTGGACCGTCAAAGCGTGCTATATCTGCAGTGAACAAAGGCAATCACAATTCAAACATTAAACTTCCACAAGGTGTTTTATATAAAGGTAAGAAGTCAGCACCAGCATCTGCAATTGTTGAAGCACACCACCTACATGCGTGGTTAAACCCAGATCAATTTCAGGATTAATCATGGCAAAAGTAGCAAAAACTAATAGAGCAAAAGCCCCAGATTTTATTGCTAGTAAAGTTCCCTTTCAAGCATCAGCACTATCAGGTGTAGAAGGCTCTACTGGTACAGGACATATGTCGGATGATGAAACTCGTGAATACCGCAAGTCAAACCCAACATATACAGTCCGTTCTTACGGAACACCAATTGCATGGCACGGAGATGCAGGTTGGCAACAATCAACTACAAAGTACTCTTCCACCACTTCTCGTCATCAAGGCATTGTTCGTCGTGCATTAAACGACCACTTTGTTAGTGGACATGACATGGCTAAAGACCCGCAGTACGGAGTACCTCTTGGCTAAAAAGAATAGTGGGGGCAGAAATGATGAACGAAAGTGTGGCAAGGCTGTAAAGAAACACCCAAGATCAAACATTAGTAAGGGTAAATCCTGTTGCGGTTACTCGTTAAAAAGAACTGATCGTCTAGGACATGAACAAAATCATCGTAAAGTAGTCTTAGCCTCCTAGGACTACTACAAGGAGCACAATGAGTAACATACCTTTACTTGGGCAAAAAGAATCACCAGCAAATGAACCGATGTTTCGGTTACTTCACTGTCTTGTTTGTGGAACCCTGGATGAACTACCACCTTATGATGGTGACCCAGAACTAGACCACCTACTTGCAATTGCGTGTGAACCACACGTTTTCCCATCAGGAGAGCCACACAAAGGAAAACTATTCGTGTTACCTATACGAGCATGGGCAAAACTTGAATCAAAAAAAGAAATTATTCGTCAGATTAAAGACGGAGGATCCAAAGGTCTTGCAGAAATTGATGACAGTTTTTATGACTCACGTTCTACTTTTCTTGAGGGTGCTATGGAGTGTTACGGGCGTCATAACAAACCAAAAGATGGTTGTGTCGATTGGCATAGCAAAGAAAAATTACTTATACCTAAAACAGTTAAAGAGCGTAAGGCTGAAGGTATGGCACGTTATCAAGACGAAGCAGGCCCAAAGACTTACCTATGTGACTTCTGCCCTGTGTCAGTTGCAGTAAACCACCGCAAACAAAAATTGTTAGGAATTTAAAATGACAGATAAACCAATACAAGCAGCCTACACTGTAGGAATTCGAGCAGATGGAACTATCTTTACAGATATTCTTGATCCTAATGACGGCATTCAGCGTAAGGCAACTACCTTTGATATTTACCAGACTAGCAAAGAGTTGGTATCTGATATAGAGAGCCAATTGCTATCTGAACGTATTGTTCGGGCAGTTGTGAATGCTCTACAACCTAAAGATGAAACCGAAGAAATTAGGGCCAGAGTGCTAGATGCACTTAATGATAGGGGCATAGAAAAGCCTTCTGTCTAATAGACTAGTCCTATGAAGAGATCTGATGGGCTAGACCAGTTTGTGAGGCCTGTAGATATACGGGGATCTTCAACCTCTTATTTTTCTGAACCCTCAGAGGAACTAGACCCACAATTATTTACTGCAACAACCATACGGGGATCCATTCGAAATGGTCTTTTACAGTTACTGTTTGGTTTTTTAAATGAAACGTACCGTCATCCCGATCTATGGACACGAGTATGGATAGCGGGTTCAGCAGTCTCTTATCAGTGGGAAGCAGACCGTGAACCAGGAGATCTTGATGTACTAATAGGTATTGACTACATACAGTTTAGAAAAGCACACCCAGAATATGTCGGTCTAGGCGATACTGAGATCAGCAAGATGTTAAACGAAGATTTTCGTAACCATTTACAGCCAGATACAACAAACTGGAATGGGTTTGAAGTAACTTTTTATGTTAACCCTGGTGCTACTGATATCCGCACTATTAACCCTTATGCTGCATACGATTTAACCCATAATGAATGGACTGTCTTTCCTAAAAAACAAGGTGCAATGCTCAGTCGTGTAGGAGAAAACTTAGCAAGAATTGATAATACTAAAGCACAAGAGATTGTCTCTCGTTACTCTCAAGCACTTACAGATTTACAGAATGCACAGAATGATCCAGCACGACGTAACGCAGAGTTCCGTTTACAGACTGCGTTAATGCAGGGGTCTATGTTATTTGAAGATATTCATCACTCACGCAGGTACGCATTTAATCCTAGCGGTTATGGTTACGCAGATTTTTATAACTATAGATGGCAGGCTGGTAAACGAAGCGGAACAGTACCTGCCCTACGACAACTGTCTGAGTACTGGTCAGCATACAAAGCACATGAAGCAGATGAGACATATGGCATTGAACTGCCAGATACTCAGACCCTAATTAGAAGAGCGGCTACATACCGAACAAAAGGATAACACTTGAATATACTCGTATCACTAGATGGCGTACTCAGTTCGGACTCAGGAGATCCAATCCGAGCAGGAGTAATGCTTTACTATGCTTTAAATATTAACAATCGTGTAGCAATTATGACTTCTCGCAAAGAAGAAGACGCAAAACACTGGTTAAACTCTCACGGAATTATTAACTACGATGACTTGATTGACTACTCTTTTAATTTAGAAGGAGAAGACTTAAAGAAACGCCAATTTGTATTGAGCCGTAGTCGTGCTCCAATTGAGATGTATGTTGATTCTGATCCTGCCATGTGTGCATGGGTATTTGAAGAGCAGGGAATTCCTGCAATTATGTTTATGAACCCAGGTTATTTGGCTGTTGAACGTCGTCCAGACGCACCAAAAAAAGTTCGCCAATGGGATCAAATTGAAGAATCAATAAACAGGGTTAACGTTGCACGTTCAGAAGCCGCTGCTCATCCAAAGCAACTAGAGTTCTGGGATGACTAAGTTAATCTTCTCAGGTGTTGAAGTTGGTTCAAACCGCACCCTGCTAGAAGGTCAGAAGGTTGAGTCGATGGGACTCAACTTTTGGGGTCTTCGTAAACGAGGACTACCAAAGACAAAGACATGGCTTATAAGCGAACACTTTGACTCTGAGACTAAGGTGTACATAGAGTCTGGGGCTTCTCAGGCCGATAAGGCTGGGCTGTCCAAGGAAGAGTTACTTGATGTAGCGGTAGAGTACCAAGAGTTTTTAGTCAATAATGCAGACCGAGCAGAAGGCTTTTTAGAGTTTGACTCTCAAGTATTAGGACTTCCATGGATTACTCAACAGAGGCCCTTCTTTGCTAACGACTCAAAGTTATGGGTAATCTGGCACGAAGAATATGGGCTTCCATATCTTAAAACTCTCTCAGAGAACCACGAGAATGTAGCAATACCTAACGATGAGATAGAGGCACTAACTAACTTAGCGGCCGTTACCAGGAGTTACTCAAGTCAGTTCGGTACTAAGTATCATGCTCTTGGATGTGCCAAACCTGACAACCTAAGACAGATACCATTTGTAACTGCAAGCACATTGTCCTGGCTTTCACCTATGCGTCGAGGTGAGACCATAGTGTGGAATGGCACCTCACTTGCCCGTTATCCAAAGAAGATGAAAGACCAAGCCCGCCCAAGATACAAGGCAGTTGTAGAGAAGGCTGGACTGAACTATTTAGACTTTATACAAGATAGTACCCTCGAAGCGACTAGAGTAGCCATCTGGTCATACCTACAGTTGGAGACATCCATGGATAAGAAGACACCTGATCTACACATCATTGAAGGGGGTAAAAACTCCCAAGTATCTGATAACAGTGATACCCCACTACTATCGGGTTTGATGGATCTTATGGGGGGTGCTTCTGATAACAGTGGGGTAGAAGGGCGGAAAGTGGAGCGCAGTGGAGTGGTAGAACGAGACGTTTCTGAGATGCAAAACCTTCCTGTCTTTGGGTATAAAATGAAGACTGTAGTCGAAACCGATGATGAAGGAAAGGATGTTCTAAGAGATGTTCCAATTATCAGTAATCAATTTTCATCACTTCGTCAATGCAACACTTGTTTTGTTGCCTCGAATTGTCCTGCTTTCAAGCCTGACAATAATTGTGCTTTCAACCTTCCTGTCGAAGTAAAGACTAAAGATCAACTTAAGGCTTTACTTAACGCAATTATTGAAATGCAGGGACAAAGAGTTGCTTTTATGCGTTTTGCAGAAGAAATGAATGGTGGATACGCCGACCCTAACGTATCTCAAGAAATAGATCGTTTGTTTAAATTAGTTGGTAACTTAAAAGAATTAGAAGAGAACCGAGAGTTTGTTCGCATTACTGCAGAGAGACAATCCTCTGGTGGAGTTCTGTCCGCTATCTTTGGAGACAGAGCGCAAGCACTTCGTGAACTACCTGAATCTTTGAAAGAAGAATCTGTTACAAGGATTATTCAACAATCTATAGAAGACTAGTAATCTGATAACAGCAATTATTAGGTAGTGAAACATAGTTTACCCTTTTCCGCAAGTCAAAGGTAGTCAACCAAGTTAGCAAGTATATGATAGGTTCAGATCAAACATAATAGGAAACCCATTGAGGGGTATTTACACATTTATAGAAATGGTAGGGGTAATGTCAGCATTGTCTTTTAATTTAGTCGAAGAATTTATTGCGCCATACAGAGCAAAGAAGGCGCCATTCGGTTATCAAGATGCAGCAGGAAATTCAGTAGGAGAGATTACTTTTCTTAGGACGTATTCAAGACTTAAGGCAAATGGTACTAAGGAGACATGGGCAGACGTATGCGAGAGAGTGATCAATGGCATGTACTCTTTGCAGAAAGATCACGCCAAGACAAATAGACTTCCTTGGTCTGATGCCAAGGCAGCAGCCTCAGCAAAAGAAGCATTTGATCGCCTATGGAATTTAAAGTGGACTCCACCAGGTCGTGGATTATGGGTAATGGGAACTGACATAGTCAACGTTCAAAGAAACTCAGCAGCCTTACAGAACTGTGCATTTGTATCAACTGGCTCTATGACTAAAACAGACCCAGCCAAACCGTTTGCATTTTTAATGGAAGCGTCTATGCTTGGAGTAGGTGTTGGCTTTGATGACAAGGGTGCAGATAAAGACTTCACTATCTACGCACCACAAAAAGGAGAAACGTATGTCATCCCAGATACCCGAGAGGGATGGGTCGAATCCACAGCAGTCCTACTTAACTCTTACTTACGCCCAGACTTTAAGGCTCCTACCTTTGACTATGCACTTATCCGCAAAGCAGGGGAACCAATTAAAACTTTCGGTGGAACCGCAGCAGGTCCAGAGCCACTCATTAGGCTCCATAATTACATCGATGGAATCTTCAAAGAACGTGCTGGTCAGAAACTTACCCGCATTGACATCGCTGATATTGGGAACCTTATTGGGGTGTGTGTTGTTTCTGGTAATGTGCGTCGCTCTGCCGAACTTCTTATAGGTCGAGTAGATGATCAAGACTTCCTTAATTTAAAGAACTCAGATAAGTTTCCAGAACGTAACTCTTACGATCCTGCTAAACCAGGTTGGGCTTGGATGTCTAACAACTCTGTAGCAGTTAATGTTGGTGATGACCTAGACAACATTATTGAAGGTATTGCTTTGAATGGCGAGCCAGGTGTGGTCTGGATGGATATCTCTCGTCAGTATGGTCGCCTTTCTGATCCAATTAACAACAAAGACTGGCGTATTGCTGGCTACAACCCATGTGCTGAACAATCTCTTGAATCATTCGAGTGTTGCACGTTAGTAGAGACTTACCTAAACCGTCATGAAACTTTAGAAGACTTCAAAAGAACTCTCAAGTTTGCATACCTTTACGCTAAGACTGTAACTCTCCTACCTACTCACTGGGAAGAGACCAATGCCATAATGCAACGCAATCGCCGTATTGGAACTTCTGTTTCAGGCGTTGCTAACTTTGCGGACAACAAAGGTCTTCCAGTATTACGTCAATGGATGGATGAAGGCTACAAAACTATCAAGGCTTATGACACTAACTATTCAGAGTGGCTTGGCATACGTGAGTCAATAAAAATGACAACGGTTAAACCTTCTGGAACAGTGAGTATCTTGGCTGGAGAATCTCCAGGAGTTCACTGGACTGTTGGTGGTAAATACTTTAATCGTGCAATTCGTTTTGCTAATAACGATCCAATGCTTCCCCTATTTAAAATGGCTAACTACAGAGTAGAACCAGCAAGTGAGTCTCCTGATACGACTTCTGTTGTCTTCTTCCCTATTAAGTCTTCGGCTAGGAGATCTGAAAAAGATGTAAGTATTTATGAGAAGATGGCACTTGCTGCAACTGCTCAACGCTACTGGTCAGACAATTCTGTTTCAGTAACTATCTCTTTTGATCCTGAGACAGAGGCTTCCTCTATTGGTACGGCTTTGCATATGTATGACGGACAACTTAAGACTGTGTCCTTCTTACCTTCAGGTAATCATGTCTATGCACAAATGCCTTACACACAAATCACTGCCGAAGAGTATGAGAATGAAGGAACTTTAAAGTTATTTCCTATTGACTTTACTGGTGTTTACGCTGGTATGGCTTCTGATGCTATTGGTGAGGCTTACTGCACAACTGATGCTTGCGAAGTTCGCCTAATTAAAGAGCACCAAGTAACTCAATAATTACATCTGCATGGCAAGGAAGTGGTGCACAAAAACAAACCAAATCCTTGCCACGCAAAGGTTCTAACCAATCTGGTTTGTCTTTTAGTATGGCTTCCGCATGGGCTTTGAACTTTTCTATGACTTCTGCTCTATCTCCGTCTTTTCCAATTACAAACGGATTTCCGTAAAGACTCCCACGACCTACATACTCAGCACCCTTTGGTGCTTGGTTAATTTTGTAAACTTTCATTCTGATATGGCTTTTGGTATGGCTTTGCCTATGGCTTTACACCTGTCTTGCTCTATGTGCTTTTTAATGGTTGTCTTTGAAGCCTCAACTAGGCTTTGAATTGTTGTATCAACCCCTATAAGTTTTACAGGAACTGATTTCAAGGGCAAATCACATTCAGGACAAACCAGTATTAGTTGTCTGTCCCCAATTCTCCAAGGTTTAACGTCTAAGTTTGGTTCATCCCATTTCCAACTAAGTTGGGCTAAGTGTTTCCAAAACTCTTTTTCTACATCAATAACAATTTGTTTGCTTGTTATTTCTTTATTGTAGTGTTCTTTCTCAGACACAGACTTGTAATAATCTGCTTTTGATTTTGTGTAACCCTCATGATAAGTATTTGGGTTCTCAAATTGCTTGGCTTTATCTAGGTATCCCTTTTTCACTTATGCTCCAATCTAACTAACTAACTCATCTGGCGGCCAGGTAAGTTACTTACTGAGTAAGCCCCCTCATTTCTGAGGGGGCCTCTCTTTATGCTCCTGCTCTTGCTCTTGCTTTGGCTTTTGCTAAGGCTTTGGCTTTTGCCTTGTCCTTTGCTTTTGCTATGGCTTTTGCTATGGCTTGTGAATTGCTGTAAGGGAACTTCTTTAACCATGCCTTTGTGGCTGGTGTTAACCCCTTCCATGCTCTCCAGTTTTCTCCTTCATTACTCATAAAATAAGCAACTTGGGCATTTACCACAGGGCTTAACAGTTCAGCATTTGATTCCAAATTGAACTTTGCTCTGCGATCCACCCCTAATTGACCGATCATATTGACTTGAAATAATCCATAAGAACTATCTCCTGTCTTTCGGTTTCCGTTGTAGGCGAGTGGTCGACCATGTGATTCTTTTTTGACTATTGCCCACGCTTCTTGTAGGGCTTTGCCTTTAAAGCCAACTGCCTTTAGCAACTCTACCAACTGGGTGTCGGTCAGGGTATCTGCGTTTCGATACTTGGCTAGAGTATGTGTGTTTAGTTGTTTTTGTATCACTAGGGCTTCGGCTTTAGTTGGGGCAACACATTCGGTTGTTCCGAAAATAGTTATCCCAAGAGCCAAGACCATAATTAGTCCACCTACTCCTAGTGCTTTGGCTTTTGATATGGCTTTGCTTTTCTGCTCTGCCATAACCTTTTCTACTGCTCTTGCGCTTGCTTGTGCTTGTGCTTTCATTATCACTCCAAAAAGTCGTTAGCACCTTCTGATGCCTTTGACTGGTGTGAACGAAGGCGATGTAAGTATCGCTCTGTCGTCTTGATCGATTGGTGTCCTAATCGCTCTTTTACTTCATGGACATCTACGCCGTTTTTTAATAACTGCGTAGCGTTGGCATGTCGTAAGTCGTGAGTTCTAGGCAACCAGCCGATTGCGGACTGGGCTATTGCTTTGTTCCATATAGTTCTCCATACATTTCGTGGCAAATGACTCGTTTGGTCGATGAAACTCACCTGCTTCGGCTTCTGCTTCGGCTTTTGATATGGCTTCTGCTTTGCTTGCTTCGGCTGTGCTTCTGCTATGGCTTTGGCTCTGCGGTGATCTCTCACCGATTGCCTACAACCTTCGCATCTACAACCCCCATGTGTATAGGAGTAGAGAGTCCCATGCTGGAACAGTTTTCCGTTCCTTGCGAATGGTCGCAAGGACTCTGTGCCACGAATGTTTGCCTTAACCATAGCCTTTGGAACTACCGATGTCCTTGAAAACAGGAGATCATCTTTTGCTAGGGCTTTTGCTAGGACATAGGCTTGAATGTCCTGTAATAGAGGCTTGCTTATCATCAAACTGCGCTTGTAACCCGATTTTGTGGCTTCTATGACCATAAATCGAACTCCGTTGTTGTAATTCGCCCCAAGATCACTAACTCGGCGTTGAACGAATAATTCCCCAGTTTTGAAATTGAAATCTTTTACTCGGACTTCTGTTGCTTCCCCAAATCTAAGTCCACTAGCCACTAAGAACTGGGCAAATAATTGCGCCCCCTCTGTCGGTAAGTGCTTAACGATCTCTTTGAAATCATCGGGGTCGAGAACATTAGTCAGATCGGCTTGCTTGATCTTGATCTTAATTCCCTGAGTTGGATTGGAACTCAATTCCCCAGTTTGAACTAACTTTGAAAACGCTGATCCGAGCGATGCCTTCACTTGTCCAAGAGTGGCTGAACCCACCTTCTCGGACTTTAGATCGCTAAGTAACTGGCTGATCTCCCGTATGCTGATCGAAGTTACTTCCTGATCGCCAATTCGGGGCAGAACATAATTATCGAGAATAGATCGGTAACCCTTTTTTGTGATCGGCATCAGATCGGCAGTTGGAAGCCATTGATCAATATAGGCAGATAGCGTTAATTGGCTTTTAGAAGGCTTTGGTAGCCCTAATCTCTCGGATTGAATGGCGTTATACATGGCTTCGGTTTCGGTGTCCCAAGTCCCTGCTGAAAGCCTTTTACCAGCGTGTCGATAATAGCCAGTAAATCTATTTTGACGCTTGATCACATAAGCCATAACCCACCCCCTTCGGTTGTTACTGGTGAGTAATGTTACTCGCCAGTAGGTTTCAAAGCAAAAAATCACCCCCAACCCGATTAAGGATTGGGGGTGATTTAAATCACATAGGGACTAAGGCGAATTGGCTTATGTAGGGACTAACTCGAAGATCAGCCAGAAAAGTTAGTTCACGCTAGAACTAACTTATGGTGGCTTCAGAAAAGTTAGTTACCAACTTGCTCGGTAACTGAACTCTAGGTCAGCGTGTTCGAGTAACGAAGTGATCAGATCAATCGTGTATTCGAGTTGCCAATAATAAAAATCATCAAGTTCAGTATCACCAAAGAAAAATCCCTCAGCAGGTTGAACTGGATTTTCATACTGATCAGCATTGAGTTCTTGATTAAGAGAGTTCAAATAGTCGCATAATAAATAAAATACTTTGTTATTTGTGATCTCGTATTTGCGATCAGGATTAGCCAAAGCAATTAAGCAATCGTTTCTTAAACTTTCTAATTGATCTCTGCTCAGATGTATCTCTTGGCAGTTATCCTCACCACCAGCGCAGTTACTTACAACCCAGTTATGAATTGCGTTTGCTTTGCGCCAGTAACCAACCTTCTGTTTAACTTCCATACCTGAATACTCAGGAGTTGGTAATTGTTCCAACTTTGCTAACTTTTGGATTTCGTTAAACATAGTTGGGTGATCTTTGTCCATGAAATCTGATGAATGGATATACCGATTGGCATACAGATACATATCTAATCCCATTATTCGATCTCCTTAACAATATCGATCGCAACATCGATTGCGCTTATTGCGCCGTCTAGCGTTGCGTAATCAGTATTTCCGTCAGATTCAGCATTGATCTGACGATCACGCCAAAGCATTTGAAGTGAACTAAGTTCTTTTAATGCTTGATCTTTAGTCATTCTACGATCTCCCACTCAAAGCCTTTGATCTTGCCTTCAATCTCTAATTGCTCGATCTGATATTTAATTAGATCATGGGCAAACGCTGGTGCGTTATCTCCTTCGTGATCATCATTAAGTTCAATATAGATATTCATTAAAGCCATTAGTCGATCTCCTGTTCCATTATCGGGCGGTTAGACACCCAGTTGTCGATTGTTTCTTGTTTCCAAACTGGTGTTCTCCCGATCATCTTGTCGGGTTTGGGAAGGGTGTTGCGCTTTCGATACTTGTAAAGAGTTTTGAGTTTTAGCCCTGTTTGTTTTGCTATGTCTGTATTTGTGAGCCATTCGCTCATAACGCTTTCCCAACTTTCTTTTTACTCTCATTTATTTTTTTCCTTTCGATATACCAAGTTGTTATTGGCTTACAGTTATCGTAATTAGTTACACGATCTACCCATACATAAGGCAGATCATTAGGAACTTTGAACTGGTAATGATCAGAGTTCTTACGCTTTAAGTTACTTTGATGCGATCTATGAACTTTTTTATTACCTAACCATAAGGGCAAACCTGTGTCGGGTAATTCGGAATAGATCGCAATAAATCTTTCTCGCATAGTGTCCTTGTATCCACGACTAATCCATTCATCGCAGATCGCAATTCCGTATTCGCATAGTGATCGCTCATGTCCACGCCACATTTTAGTAATTGGGTGATTAACCCAACCCTTAGTCTGTCCACGAAGGGCATTAAGAACCTGCCACGCCTCAACTCGTTGCTTACCTAATCTCCTGTAATCAAGAGCCTTAGCCGATCGTTTAAAGTCCGAATAAGGTAAGAATGTATTAACCATTGTTATTACTCCTATTTTGTTTTCGTTTGATTGATTCTCTTTCGGCTTCGGTTAAACCGCCCCAAATCCCATAACGAATACTGTTATCGAGAGCAAAAGATAAGCACTCACTCTTAGTAGTTGTTTTACAATTAGCACAGATTCTTTTAGCATTTTGTATTTTTTCCTGATCAGTTGGGTCAGGAAAGAACAATTCGGGGTCAGTTGATTGACATGGTGCGTTGTCAATCTTGCGTGATACTGGTGTTTTTAATGGGAAGTGTTTGCCTTTAAGTTTTGATTCATCACTCATCAATTTCACCGCTTTTTATGAAGTCAACATACTTCTCCATTACTTCAACAAGATCAGTAGGAGATAGGTCATTGAAGCGCAATAGAACTTCAATAATATGAATTAGACCCCAAACCAACATCTCAGGTTCAAGATCATGCTCTTTGATCAAAGAGTTTAAATGTTCATTGGCTAAGTGTTCTTTGATCTCAGTTGGAAGGCTATCGGGGCGTTCTTGATCAACTTTAAACCCACGAATAACTTTTAAAAACTCTGTTGCGAACTTAACTGAGTTGATTAAATCTTTCTGATCTTTACTTAACTCACTCATTCCTTCTCCTTTAGGTAGTTGTTAGCAATCTCATTGAGTTGGTCATACTTTGAGAAGCCGTAATTGTTTTGATGACCTGTATTTTCTGAGCAATCAACACATTGTCCTGATACTGGAACTTCACAACCACATTCACAGTTACATTGGGGTTCTTGATCGAAAACTTCATCGAATAAACTTTCGTCAAGTGGTGCGCCGTCATACATTAGTTCTCCTTTGTCGAAAATACGCTGATTCAATTTTTCTGATCGTAATCCGATCAGTATTAAACATCTTTGCCACTTCTGCCAAAGATCGTTGGTAATTAACTCGCTGATCAATAATTTGATCAATCTCTAATTGCGTGAACATTAAAACTCCGTTTCTAATAGTGAGAAGTCAGGTAGGCGCAGATACGACTAGGCAAAGTCAGTTGCCATAATGATCGCCCTTCACAAGTAAAGGAGTAGGGGAAAATGAAAGACCCTACAAACCTTGCGTTAACGCCTACCCAACAAAGTTAATTAAGCGTTTAGTTTTTTCTTGAACTGGCGTTGCGCTTCAACGCAGTTGAAACAGAACCAAAGAATGTCCTGTGAATAAGCATCTGTGATCATTTGACCACTAGTTTTTAGTCCTTGTTGACCGCATTGATCACATAGATCAAGTTGATCAGGAGTAACTTTTATTATTTCAAAGTAACCCATTATTTATTCCACCCATAACATTCCAGCATTGATTTGAAGCAGTAACGATCTCCAACCCAATTAACATGATCAACAACCCACATTAGCCCTGAGAGAGCGACCAATACAGTTACCAGTAAAGAGATCGCAAATACGATCTCACCTCTACGAGTTAGGTTCATTTTAAGCACTCCTTTCCATAGCAAGTCGGTATCTCCAACTGTTTAATTCTTTGTGCGTTTTAATTCTGTGGCAACTAGAACAACGAACCACACATTTCTTGATC